ACCTCAGTAACAAATTGGAGCTTAGAGTTGATACGACCTGCTTTTTTTCTTATCTACAAATCGAACATCGGATTTTTCAATCATATTCTCTAAATAAGCGCGAGTACTATCTTTCCCATAAGCAATAGATTTAGAGAAATTTAAAACAGAAGTGGCATTGAAGAATACGCCGCTCACTAATCCAGCCGGTAATTATGGATTAGACAAATAACAGGCCGCAACGTAAAAAGTGCGGTCTTTTTTTTATCACTAAATTTTAAGGGCAAATATATATGAGTTTCTACCTTTCCAATAAAGACTACAAAGAAATGATCGGCATTATCAGTGGCGATACAGGTAGCAAGAAAGGAAATGGCGCATCAACCACTTACCTCGACACTGAATTAACAGCGCAAGAGCCTAGAAAACAGCAAGGCATTGTGGCTGATACGGTTGATGCGGTGCAAATGGGTGCATGGAAAGGCGTTAGTGATATTGCACATGGTATTGGCGCTTTAACTGGTGCAGATTGGTTGCATGATGTTGGTGATTGGGCGGCGAAAGGTGCTGATGAAAACGTTGCCTCAATGTCAGATGAAATGAAAGCCGCTTTAAATCAAAATGCGTTTGATGGCGAGGGGCAAGGCGTGCGCAATTTACGTTGGTGGGCTGGTAATTTAGGTTCATTAATCGGGCAAAACCTTGATACCGCTTTAACGCTTGGTGCGGGTAAAGTTGCAACGATTGGTGCAAAACAAGCCGGTAAATTATTGCTCAAAAAAGAAGTTGCTGAAGAAGTGGGCAAAACAGCCGTGGAACAAGCGGCTAAACGTGGTATCCCGCAAAAATACTGGAACATGGTCGGTATTACAGCGACAATGTCAGCGATGTCAGGCGGTGGCCGTTACGGTCAAAAACGTGATGAAGTCATGGGCATGACTAATGAGCAATTAGCTCAAATTCCACAATTCTCAGACGAGTATTATTCCATTGCGGATAGCGATGAGGGCAAAGGTAAAAGCACAGATGAGCTTTACACAATGGCTAAAAAATCCTTTGCTGATAAAGTTGGTAGAGAGGCGGCATTAAATCCAACAGCTATTGCAACGGATTTAGTGACAAATGCAGTCAGTGGTCTTGGTGGTGGATTTTGGGGTTTAGGTTCGCCGGCTAAAACAATCAAAGGCGGTTTATTAAAAGGTGCGGCAGTTGAGGGTGGTACTGAGGCTATTCAAGGCATTGGCGAACAATACGCATTAAACAAAGCAGATCAAGACTATTTAAATCCGAATAAAGATTTAACTGAGGGCATGGCTGATAATGCTATCAATGGTGCAGTGCTTGGTGCGGTCTTTGGTTCGGCCATGGGTGGACTTGATACGCACACTGATAGAATCGCTTTTAATAATCAAAAACGCACAATCTTAAATCATATCAATACTGGTAATGAGGCAGTTGATAGCCAATTAAGAAACTATGTTGATATGCTCAATCATGGTGCAACCGAATTAGGCGATTTAGTATCAGCCAGTCGAGTACAAGCGCTCAATCATGCCGGTATCGCAACCGCTAAAGCACGACAAGCGGCAGAAGAGGCACTTGCAGAACAACAAGCGAAAGCAAAATTTGAATCAGACTTCTTTGATGAAGAGCAACCACAACAAGAAACAACCTCCACTTTCAAAGTTGATCCGAATTTAGAACGTGCGCTTGAATTGCACTCTATCCTTGGTCAGTTCAGAAAAAATGATTTATCTCGTGCGAATGAGTTTATTGATACGCCAACTATTTTTGCAGACGAACAAGCTCGAAAAGATTATGTAATCGGTCGTGCGTTTGATGAAGTGCGCAACATTGCTCAATCATACGGCATTGATCCGAAAGACGGTAAAGCTATGCGCCGTTGGTTAGAAGATTATGCTGAGAAAGCGAAAGAATACGCCAACGATGATCCGCAAGCCGTTGCACCAGTAAGCAATTTACAATCATCAGCTAACATTGCACCTGAGTTCAGAAATGGCGTTGTAAGCGGCGCTAACGATGAGATTGATGTTGGCAATGGTAATTATCAACCTTTCCAATATGAGGTCGTAGATGCAAGCACGCTTACGCCTACACAGCAAAAAGATGAAAACCAATTCCGTGATCGTGACAGAGCATCAAGCCAAGCTCAAATTAATAACATTGCACGAAATTTAGATCCCCGCAAACTTGCCTCAAGCCCAACAATGGATGTGGGCGCACCGTTATTAGCCTTAGATGGTAAAACAATTATTGCCGGCAATGGTCGTACAATGGCCCTTCGCCAAGCCTATCAAGAAGGCGGTGCAGAAGGTTATCGACAATTCTTAAAAGATAATGCCGATCGTTTTGGTGTTGATTCAGCTGAATTAGATGCCGTGGAAAACCCTGTGCTTGTTCGCCGCTTAACTTCGCCAGTAGATATTGCACAAGTCGCAATTAATTCCAACGAGCAAGGTGGAATGCGTATGTCTGAATTGGAGCAAGCGAAAGTAGATGCTCGCCGCTTGCCAAGTATGGATTCTTTTGTTGCCGATGAACACAGTGAAATTAATTCTACTGACAATCAGCAATTCATTCGTCAATTTATTCAAAATCAGCCAGAAAACCTCCGAAATGAATTATTAGACAGTAAAGGTAATTTGAGCCAAACAGGCGTTCAACGTATTCGTAATGCAATGCTTTATCAAGCCTATGGCGATAGTCAAACATTATCAAGATTGATTGAGAACACTGACCAAGGGGCTAAAAACGTACTTAATGCCTTAACCGCACTTGCACCTAAAGTAGCTCAAACTCAGCAAGATATTAATTCAGGCGTGCTTTCTGATGTCAGCATTTCCAACGACATTATTCAAGCGGTAGAAAAATACAATCAACTCAATGCGCAAGGTTACAAAATCAATGATTATCTTGCTCAGGATGATTTTGTGGGTGATTTATCGCCGGAAGCAAGAGAAATCTTAACCATCTTTGATGAAAATCGCCGTAGTGGAAAGCGTATTGCGCAAGTGTTAGGTGCATATTTCGAGCAGGCTCAAACACAAGGCAATCTATCACAAGCCAGTATGTTTGGTGATATGGCATTCGATAAATTAGGCTCATTGCAGCAAGCGAAGAATGTTGATGAAGATATTCGATTAAGTCTGAATGAATCGGCTGATTCTGATTTTGCGAAAGCGGTGGATGATGTAGCCAATGGCAAGTTTTCATCGCAAATTATTGATGTTGGCACAACTCCTAGCGTATTGAAGATGCTGGGTCTTCCTGATGCTAATGTGGTGATCAGTGGTGCAGTATTGAAAAAGGTAATGTTAGGAAAACATAATGTTACACCTGATACATTAAAACAGCTACCAAAACAAATTAATGATCCTGTAGCAGTAATGAAATCAAGCACACAGCAAAATGGTTATGTGGTTTTAACAGAGTTAATGGAAAATGTGAATGGAATCAACAAGCCTGTTGTTTCAGCCTTGCATTTAAAGCAGACTTCACAAGGAATTGAATTAATTAATATTGCTAGTGTATATGGACGAAATAATTCGCAAATTCAACGCGGATTAGAAAATGACTTGCTTTATTGGAATAAGAAAAAAGGAGCCAATTTCTTAGATAATCTTACGCTTCAAATTGCGATCACCATTATCAGAAACTAACTCCATAAAAAAGTTATCAATTTGCTAGGACTGCTGGGCTTCAATTGCCATCGTCGCTCACTAGCGTAGATAACCTTTCTGTGCCTAATATTAAGACCGAAGCCGATTTAAGTCAATATCAAAGCGCAAAAAACAATCAAGAACCTTCCATTGGTCCTGAAGTTCAACGTGTGCAAGCGATAATCAATAAAACTTTTGGTAAAGCCACACACCATATCGAAGTGACCACCTTTGCTAACCCGCCAAAAGACGTGAAGAATTTAATTACTTCTGACGTGGAGGGGTGGTTCAATCCAAAAACAGGCAAAATCACTATTGTCGCCGACAGCATTAAAGCGACAAAAACCATGACCAAAGACGAACGCTTACAGTTCGTTGCATGGCATGAAATGGCTCACCGAGGAATCAATGTTGGCTACAAAGGCACTTATGACAACCTTATGACTGAAGTCGGCAAGAATAAAGCTGTGAGCCAAATTGCCGATGCCATCCAGGCGCAACGCAAAAACACAGATGACTTAGCCGCAACCAATCGAACTGTGGCGATTGAAGAGGCTATTGCAGAAATGATGGCCGCACACGAAACAGGCAAATGGAATGAGCTTGAAAAGTCGTTATGGCGTGGAGATTAAGAAAGGTCAAAGACAATCAACAAAATCATGGTTGGCAATGACCGCACAAAAAATCAAAGACTTCTTGTCAAAATTCTTTGGGGTAGAACGAGCAACGCAGTTTTCTGATGAGGATGTATTGAATCTTGTTGCACGTATCAAACAAAGTGCGGTGAAAACTGAACAAGTTTCATCAAATAACGATATTCGCTTAGCTTAAATGAAAATGTGGATTCGGATTTTGCGAAAGCGGTGGATGATGATTTTTAATTCTTCTGAAACTCGTTTTGATAATAACCGTTGGATCGAACTAGGTACAACACCAGAAGCATTAATTCAATCGGGCAATTACTGAATGAAGCCAATGTATATCAACTTTGCGAAGATTGGAAAAATCAAAAATGATCACCCTGAAATGACGGCTGATGTATTAAAACAGATTCCAAAAGAATTGAATAATCCAGTCGCAGTATTTAAAAATACGAAAGGAAAATCCAATTCTTATGTTGTTTTAACGGAGTTAGCAGTTAAAGGAAATGAGAGAGTCATTGCAGCATTACACGCAGACCAAGAAATAAATGGTTTAGTTTTCCATAAATTAGCTATTGCTTATGGGAAAGATAGTACTCGCGCTTATTTAGAGAATATGATTGAAAAATCCGATGTTCGATTTGTAGATAAGAAAAAAGCAGGTCGTATCAACTCTAAGCTCCAATTGCTGGCAGATGATACGTTAAACCTGCTTTTCAATAAAGCCAGTGTAGTGAAAGAAGAAAGTCGTGTCAATAGTGAGAACGATGATATTCGTTTTAGTCGGAAAAAACTTTCTGAATCAGATGAGCGCTATCTAGAGTTAGCAAATAAATATAAGAATGGCGATTCAAGTGTTGAGAGTGAATTGAGAAGTTTGGTGAATAACAGAGCGCAAGAAAAAGGATTCGGTAAGCCTGACTACAGAATGGAACATAGCGCACCTAACAGCAAAGATGAAATTTCGCAAAGTATCGATAATTTAAAAGGATTATATCCTGACGATTTATATTCTTCTAAAGGGTATCAATACTACGGAACAGGCTATGATGCTATGGATAGAAAAGCTTGGGATATTTTAAAAAGAATTAAAGGCAAGCCTGATGATACAGTCACAATCTATAGAGCTTATCCCAAAGGAACTGGGGGGACAATTACCAATGGAGACTGGGTTACTATCGTTCGTGATTATGCAGTAGAACATGGTGAGGCTAATCTCGGTGGCAATTATCAAATTGTTAGTAAGGATGTGAAAGCAAGTGAAGTATTTACTAATGCAGATTCTTTACTTGAGCAAGGGTATGACAACGGATTATCAGAAGTTGTAAATGATAAGAAAAAAATCAAACTTGACGAATTAATTACTTATGATGACGATGGAGAAATCATTCCATTATCAAAACGATTCAATGCTCGTAAAAATGATATTCGTTTCTCCCGCGCCAACACAGCTCAATCTGCCCTTGATCTTTCTCAGACGGCCAAAGCCGAAAGCGAGCCAAGTCTTTGGGATGATTTAAAAACGAAAGACTATTCAAGCTTTAAAGAACGTTTCAATCGTGCGGTGGGCAAAGTGGATGAATGGCTGGCTGATAGCCTTCGCCCGGTGAATGACTGGATTGATGCTATGCACCTTGAAGACCAAACAGGGAACACGAGTAGTCGAGACCACGAGAAACGCCGATTGAAAGATGCCATGTACACCGCCAAAGGGAAACGTGACGCAATGAATTCAGAATTGGAACAAGCGTATTTAAAGCCTATTCTATCTAAGATCGCAGCGCTATCCAAAGAAACCAAAAAAAGCAATCATTACATTGATGAATTAACAATGAAAAGAATGGTTGGTAACTGGATCTCAGCTCGCTATTCCATTGAGAAAAACATTGATTTACTCAATCGTGATGAAAAAGTCATGCGTGATACAAAACGCTTATTGGATAACGCTAAACAAAACGGTACAAGTGCAGAAGTGCGCCGCTTAAATGAGGCTTATCTAAAAGCGAAAGAGCAATACGATAACCGCAAGGCTGATATTTACAACACGGATTACAAAAACAAAGGCAATCGCTTTAAAGTTGGGGTTGCTGGCGGTTGGTCAATTCCTGAGGCTGAATTGATTATGAGTAATACAGAAAAACATATCAGCCGCTCTAATTTAGAATATGTAGCCGATCTCGTTTACGATCTTAATCAAGCAAGATTGGATGTTGATCGTGCAAGTGGTCGATATACTGAGGCTGAGTATCAAGAATACAAAGCTAATCGCCATTATGTGCCTTTAACTGGTGATCCTAATGCCGATGCAGATGTTGATATTATCTCAGGCGCTGGCTCTAATGCACTCAACATTGCTCGAGATAAAACATTGAAAGGCCGTACAAGTTCTGAGGCTGAAGATGCGATTGATGCTGTTTGGAAGTCAATCGGTAAATCCACCACCTATGCCGGCTTTGCTGAGTTTAAATCTAGAATTGATGACTTGTTTGAAACAGAAGTGGCTTTATTGAAAGATAAAGGCTATTCCGATGCAGAGGCAAGAGAACAAGCAACCGCAAATTTAGGTATTAGTAAACGTAAAATGCAAGGCTTAACACGCTCAAGCGATAACGTGCTTATCCGTAAAGAGGGCAGTGATTATTATGAGTATGAATTGCCAACTCAAGTGATGGAATCATTGCGCAATGACAACGTTGAACACGCTAATGCTTTCTTGAAAGTTATCTCTAAACAGACAGGATGGTATGCTAGAGGCGTTACTCAATGGACTGTTACGTTTGCGCCAATGAACATGATGCGTGATACTTGGGAAAAATCAGAATTTATCCGAGTGCAAAAACTCTACGATAAAAATAATCGTCTAGTTGATAGCAAAACAATGGATAAAATCGGTCGTGATACCATTAAAAACGCATTGACTGATAAGGAAGTATGGCAAGCAACCAAACGCCTTGGATTCGGTCAAGAATTGCGTGATAGCGTGCCAGCAGAGCGAATGTTAAAACAACTTCTAAAAGAGGGGGGAGTATCAAACTATGGTACTTACCTCGATAAAACGGAAGTTGATTTAGTTAAACGCTTGAAAAAAGAAAATAATCCAATGGCCGGTAAACTTGAGAAAGTTGGCAAAGTGTTTGAGGGTTATAATAAGATGTTTGATACAGTATCAGCGTTAGCATCCTATAAAGCGTTAGTTGATAACGGCATTGATTCAAAACAAGCGGCGGCGACAACGCTCGAATTAACCAACTTCCGCAAAACTGGCTCAAAAATGCGTGGCATTAAGGCATTGTATATGTTCTCGCAACCAACTGTAATGGGTGCGGCCAACTTAATGCGTTACCTATCCACTCGTAAAGGTCAAATCCGCTTTGCTGCATATATGGCGGTAATGACTTCACTTTACACTGTATTGCGCTCAATGGACGATGAGGACGAGGGCGGTAATAAAATGGATCAGCTTGGCGACATCACTCGTTATATCCCGATTCCACTTGGCGGGGGTAAATACTTCAAAATCCCGGTTGGTTTTGGTATGGCGCAAATGGCGTGGAATTTCTCAACAAATATTGTGAAAGGTGCGGTTGGCGATATTTCAATGACTGAGGCTGGCACTAATATGTTTGTGCATTCTCTTAAAACATTCTCGCCAGTTTCACCGTCTGAAATTTCCGCCGCTAAATACCCATTGGAGAAAGCCGCATTAACTATTACTCCATCAATACTGCAACCGCTAGTACAAAACGCCTTAAACCGCTCCGCTTTTGGAGGGCAAATTACGACTAACTATGTGAGTGGAGATAAGTTAAAAGCAGAACAATCCAAAGTGACAACTGCTCAATTCTGGAAGGATACAGCTATTTATCTTAATGATTCGCTAGGTATTGATATGCACCCTGAGCAAATCAAAAATCTATTTGATGGCTATGGCGCAATGCTTGGAAGCCTAAGGGAGTTGAACACTATTCTTGTGGAAAATCCAAATCGTGAACAGCTTGGTCGTAAAACTCGTACACCTCTCCTAAATCAATTCATCGGCACAACAAACGAATTTGCAATTCAAAGCCGATACTATGAGGCTAGTGAAGAGGCGGGAAGTGTTTATAAAGAATATAAATCTCGCAAAGAGCGTAATGAATTAGGCGATTGGTTAGATGCTGACAAGATGAAACTTATCAAATTCCATGAGGAAGAAGAGAGTATCATCAAAAAAGCAAGAAGTGAAAAAGCCAATCTTACTCGTGCATTGCGCTCAGGTAAAATTAGTGCGGTTGCTTATGAAAGTGGTATCAAACGATACAACAAAGAAATGAGCGGTGTACAAGCACGATTATTGCGTAAATATCGACAAATGGAGGGATTAAATACTCACTAATCCATTGACAATTAAAAAGTTTTGCACTAAAATTTAACAAAATAGCCGAATTGTAGAAATACAGTTCGGTTTTTTATTGGAGATTTTATGCAGAAATTGATTTTATCAAGCTCAACAGATAGAAATTCTCTAATCTCCTACTTAAATAAACGGATCGATGAGTATTGTCAGGATTTATGCGCTGAGGGATTAACACCTCAGCAATACAATATTCTAAGAGGTCAGATTAAAGAATTAAGAAGTTTAGTATCAGATCTAAACGGTTAAATATAAGCCCGCTCAATGAGTGGGCTTTTTGTTATCAACGAATTATCACAAGCCGCTATATGCCGCTTAATGAGGTAATAAATGGAAAATCAAGAAACCACAGAATTTAATGCTGATGCTGCTTTCGATGAGGCCGCTAATCAACTTGAATCAGGTGGACTAACTGCTGAAGTTAAACCGTCAGTCGCAGATGAAACCGAACAGCCAGCGCCCGATCAACGCATGGAAAATACCACTCAAGAAAATATCCCGCAACAGCCGGATGAAAAAGAGGAAGTATTGCCTGAATGGTTATCTGATGCCACAGATGAAGTGAAAGATCATTTTCGTTTAATGAAAGCAGAAAAAGAGCGATACGAACACATGGCTAAATCTCAACGTGGTCGTGTTGGCGCTCTTTCTAAGAAATATCAACAGGCTAAGGCAGCGTTAGAGCAGCTCGAGCAAAATCAAACTACCTTTGATGGTGAGTTAGATAATTTGCGTGCTGACTATCCTGAAGTTGCTGAAGTATTATCCCGCATTCTCGCCGGACAAAATCAACGCCTTAATGATATTTCAGCGCCGATTGCTCAGATGGTCGATGCAAATATGCAAGATTTTGCGCAGCAACAACTTGATAGCTCAATCTCTTTAGTGACTCAAGTCGTTCCTGATGCAAACGATATTTTAGGCGATCCAATGTTCCATAGATGGGTAGATAATCAACCAAAAGGCATCAAGGCATTGTTTAAATCAGACGATCCACAAGATGCTATCTACTTACTCAATGAATACAAAAAGACTGCCGCATCAATCTCAGAGCAACGGAATAAACGTTCTCAGCAACTTTCAGCATTGTCACTTCCTACTGGTCGCACAAGTCCAAAAGGTGGCAATGAAGTTGATGAAGAATCGTTGTTCAATCAATTCGCTACTGAATTTGCTAAACAGCGATAAATAAGTTAGTTCATTTGAGGAAAATTTATCATGGCTACAACTAAATATACAGATGGCGACATTTCTCCACGCACAAAAGTTTATGCTGAGGCTAAAATGTTAGCTCATGCAGAACCAATCCTTGTTTTAAACAAACTTGGTCAAACTAAACCAGTTCCACAAAACAAATCTCAAACCATTAAATTCCGCCGTCCAAAACCATTTGCACCGGCAACAACTCCATTAACTGAGGGCGTTCGTCCAGAATCTCAAAAAATGGCGTATGAAGATGTAGAAGTGCAATTAAAACAATACGGCTCTTGGGTTGAAATCACTGATGTGATCCAAGACACCCATGAAGATCAAGTGTTAAGCGATACCACAATGCTTTCAGGTGAGCAAGCGGCTGAAACAACCGAGCTTTTAGCTTGGGGCGCAATCAGTGGCGGCACAAACGTTATTTTTGCTAACGGTACTTCTTCTAATGATGTAAATACTGCGGTTAAATTAGAGCATATTCGTGCGGCAGTGCGTAAATTACAACGCAATCGTGCGAAGAAAAAAACATCTATCCTTGATGGCTCAATCAAATACGGTACTAAACCGATTGAGGCTGCATACATTGCGGTATGCCATACTGATTTAGAGGCTGATATTCGCAGTTTACCTGGATTCACTCCAGTTGCAGAATATGGCTCTCGTCAGCCTATTGTTCCACAAGAGTTCGGCACAATCGAAAACGTGCGCTTTATTACATCGCCTTTATTCACACCTGAAATCAACAAAGGTGGTACACCGACAGCAACCAAAGTGCTATCTACTGCCGGCTCTAAAGCGGACGTGTATAAAATCGCCGTATTCGGTCAAGATGCTTATGCAACTTGCCCATTAAAAGGTAAAGATGCTGCACAAATTTTAGTGCGCAATCCTGGTAAAGCTGAAAAAGGCGATGAATTAGGTCAAACCGGCTCAGTTGGTTGGAAAACTTGGTGGGCGGGTAAAATCCTAAACGATGCTTGGTTAGTTCGTGTAGAAGTGGCCGCATCATCACTTTAGTTTTAATTCGTAAATCAAAAGCCCTCCTTGTGGGGGCTTTATTTTTTTAGTGAGGAAACATGGCTTATCCATTTATTGATTTAAAAAAAGCAACGAAAGAAGAATTAGTTGCTCATTTGCGTGATTATTGCGGCGTTGAAAAAGACGGCAAAAAAGAAGAGCTAGTTCAAGCGATTCTTGATTTTGAATCAGCGAATGGCATTTTACGCCCTGATGCGGAAGTGGAATTACAACCGCAAGCGGCACAAGAAACACAAGGCGATATTCCATTGTTAGCGCATAAGCGTGTGCGAATTATTATTGCACCAAGCGAAACAGATAATAGTGATGTTTATGTCAGTATCGGCGATTGGGATGCGTTAATTAAACGTGGTGAAGAAGTATCTATTCCTGAACCAGCATATCAGCTATTGGCTAAATCAGGTGAAATCCGCTTTACACAAAACAAAGACGGTACATTGGACGAATACTTTGCGCCTCGATTCTCAATTACAGTATTAGGTGATGAATAATGAATTATCTTCAACTTGCTCAACGGTTACGCCGTGAAATGAATGATACAGGTGATGGCCCATTCGGCGTATCCGATCAGAAAGGCCGTAGTCTAGAGTATGTTGATGCAGTTCGTGAATCGTGGCTAGATATTCAATCTTTGCGTGATTGGAGTGAGGATTTTTGGGGTGATGGATTCTCTTCTAAAAATCCTCAAGTTCTTGAAGAATCTGCTGATACTCCTTTCATTCCTGAAAAATTCCATGTGGCTATTGTGTATTACGCAATGCAAGGCAAAGCCTTATCGCAAAATGCTCAAGAGTTAATTTTGCGCGGGCAAAATGAATGGGATAAATATCTGCACTTACTTTGTACTCAATTCTTACCAACTCCATCATTAGGCAAATAAATGGCACAGTTACCGAGAAATCAATCACAGTTTATCGCTATTAGCGGTGGGATGGATCTATCTACGCCTCCAATAGCAAAGGCTAGTAGTGATGCTATTGGCGCGTTAAATGTGCAGCCTATTTATGGCGGTGGATTTTCTAGAATTGAGGGATATGAATGTTTGGATGGGAAAACAGTTCCATCTCAAATGACTTATGCCGTGTTGCACGTTGGGAATATTGCCAATAAAGAGCAATTTCACAATAAAGCATTTACTCATAACGGTAAGCAATACCGCATTATTGATGTATTAGATGATGCCTTTGTTGTTGCGTTTTTAAAGCCAACAACAATGACCAACGGAACAAGTTTTTCTGTTAGTGGTGTTAGCTTTACTGCAAGTTATGTAAACAGTTCTGTTAATGGTGATTTTTTTGATGATTTAGCTTATCGAGGAAAAGCATTTCAGTTAGGCGTTGATGCCGTTTTCCCCGTGCCAGGAACAGGAAATATTCGTGGCGTTGTGGAATTGGATAATAGGCTGATTGCCTTTCGTGATGACGGCGATAGATGCAGTGCATTTATTAGCTCTGATAATAGTTGGACGGCTGCTCAAGCAACGTATATTGCAAAGCTAAAAAACTTAGTTAAGCCTGAAAATTTATTGGATAACTCGGACTTTACATCGGGCAATGTTAGGGGTGTGATTCATTCAGTATCTTTAGCGCCTGATAGTAAATCGGGCTATGTTGTCTTATCACAATCTGTTTTATCTAACCAACCATTACAGATAAATAGCACAACCGTTGCAACAATAGAAAAATGTGACAGGGTTTCGCTAACAAAAGGGAAAGACTGGCAATTTATCTATCACAACTTCTATGGCGGCTCTAATACGCATTATGCCTATGGGTGTAATGGCGAGCAGATTATTGAGGTTCGTCCGAATGGGATTATTATTCCAATTCTCGTGAATAATGATAATCCGCAATATATTTGTGCGCACAGAAATCATCTATTTGCATCATTCGCCGGCGGTCAATTAGGACATTCATTAGTTGGGCATCCTAACCGTTGGGCGGTGTTGTTAGGCTCAGAGCAATTCGGTTTAGGGGATGAAATAACCGCATTATCATCCACCACTGGCGGCGTTTTAATTATTGGTTGTCAAAATAAAACATCGGGGCTTTATGGTTCAGGCCGTGATGATTGGGTGCTAAAAGACATTTCATCGGTCGGCATAAATCCTAATACGTTGCAAACATCATTTATACCTATTGCAATTACAAAAAACGGCATCACTAGAATAGATCAAACCGAGCAATTCGGTGACTTTAGATTAAGCGAAATGGATGCAAACCGCAAACTTGCCTTTGACAAACAGTCGTATAACATTGTTTATTCCTCCACTAAAGCTAAATCAAACCAAGTTCGATTCTATTCGTCTGAGTGGCGGCACTTATGCGTAATGGTGCAACCTGACGGCACAACGAGAAGTACATCTTTTATTTACCCTGAGCCGTTACAAGGTCTTTGGCAATCGCCTAATCAAGTTTACATTACTTTTAGCGATGGTAAAGTCTATCGCCAGTCTGATAAATGCTATTCCTTTTCAGGAAAAAGCATAGATTGGACTGTAAAAATGGCATTTAACCATTGTGGGTCGCCAACATTAATCAAAAGTTGGCATAGTGCTGAATTGCAAGCTACAACCGATGGGAAATCAAAAATAAGTTTCCGATTCGATCTTGATTACAATTCAAACTATCATTCGGCCGCACTGAGTAAAGATTTAGAAATTGCCGGCGGCGGCGGTCGTTGGAATGATTCTCTTTGGAATGATTTTCTTTGGTCTGCTGAAGATTATTCAACGCCAACACTTCAATTATCAGGGTATAGCCGAAATATTTCCTTATCGTTTGCTGGCTCATCAATCTACTCTCCACAATTTGAAATTAGTGGACTTATCTTAAATTATATTACCCGGAGAAATTATCGTGTCTAAAAAAAGCTGGTATAACCGCAAACATCAATTTACTCCATACACAAAAGCTGACGGACAAGCCGTATCTGATGAATTTGATGCAATTCAAACGAGTTTTGAGCGCATTCCTGAGATGCGAGATGATGGGAGAGGGTTTAAAGAAAGTCCATTAATCCCCGAGCCAACTGATCCGATGCACCCAGTGCCGCTAAAAATGCTCACTGAAACAGAAAAGAGCGTTAATAATGCGAGAGATGATGTTACCGACAAAGCTCAACAAGTCGCTCAAAATACGCAATCTGTTGCTACAAATACTTTGACTGCAACTCAAAAAGCTGATACTGCAACGCAAGCGGCGGCATCCGCACAAAGCAGCCAACAAGCGGCAAGCAATTCTGAAAACATGGCTCATAAATGGGCTGCTAATCCAGTCAATGAAGTGGTACAAGGCGATAAATATTCCGCTTATCACTATGCAACTAAAGCGGAGCAATCCGCAACAACAGCATCATCAGCCGCAGTTACATCAAAGAGTAATGCTGATATAGCTACAAGTAAAGCTGAAGAGGCGGTACAGGCAGCGAATAGAGCTACGAGCATAGCGAATGGCGAGGTGGACTATTCAAAGGTAATAAATGTCCCGAGCGCTAATACTGAAAACAAAGGCATTGTACAACTAACAAGCAGTATAGAATCAGATAGTGAAGAATCGGGATTGACCGCAAAAGCGGGTAAATATTTGGCATCGCTTATCGCAAAAATCCCCGAATCATTAGTTGGCTACATCAAAACATCAAGCATGTCGTCTCGTGTAGATAGTGATAGCGAAAAAAACGTCGCAACCAGTGCCTCGGTTAAAACTGCTTATGACAACGGCACGGAAGCCAAAAATGCTGCAGATAGTGCCAACAATAACGCTAATAATCGTGTAGCGAAAACGGGTGATACGATGACGGGGATTTTAAATCTTAACAGAGAAGATGCTCTTTTGCGTTGGCAACGTAATGGTGTCAATAAGTTTGCGGTGGGCTTTCGAAATACGATAAGTGAAGATTTATTGCTGTATAACTATGCATTTAATACCGAATTTGCATTACGAGAGCATGATTTATACTGCAATAAGCCGCTGAATTTACCTGGTGCGTTATTCGAAAATGGTGATTATGCTGGGTTTAACATCAAAAACAGTTCCGGAAGATATGTTCGAGTGGAAGGTAATCCACATAGCAGCGGTACAATGGTGACTTTTGTCTACCGTGAAGCAAGCGGTGCCAATATTCACGTGGTGTCTTTACCCAAAAAGAATGGAACAATTTTGCTCGATTCGGATATTTCCCACGCCATCAACGGTACGAATAAAGCCAAAGTGGCGAGTGAATTTGCATTGGGGGAGTTGAATAAAACAAAGGCTAACCTAGTTGATTTTAGCTACCAAAAAATCGGCAACTTTGAGATTCGAAAATATCCTGATGGCACGATGATACAGACTTATTTTGTAGATTTTAATGATGTCCATGGAGCGAACAGCGGACTTGGCGGACCAGGACCGAAACAATTAACGTGGGCAGTATCATTTGTTGGCAAGCCGTTAGTTTTTGGGAATATAACATCATCCATAGATGATAGTCACGATGTTGGTGTGAACATCCTAACAAAATCAACAGGGACAACATTGTATTGGTATAACTACAAGCATAGCAATCCAAACCAGGGGGCGTGCCGTTTGCAATTCTTAGCGATTGGGAGATGGAAATAATGACCATGTATTTTAAAGAAGGTTTTTTGACGATACGAATGATGGATTTGTGCCTGAAGGTGCTGTTGAAATTAGCCAAGATAAATATATTGAGCTACTTAATGGCCAAGCGCAGGGCAAACAAATCATTGCAGATAAAACAGGCAACCCGGTATTAATTGATCCAAAACCTAGTGCAGCGCACGTATTAAATCTTGATACGCTTACATGGGGGATTACCCCAGAAAAACAGGCAGCACTTTTATCTGAAACTCAAACTCGCCTTATCGCCAGCATAGATGAGTACGCAGCTAAAATCTACAGTACATGGACACGCTTTGAGAGCGAGTACCGTGAACCGCCAAGCGGCCGCAGAAGCCTTTAAATCCGCAAATTATGAAGGTGAGTGCAGTCGATATATCTCAGACTTTGCGCAACGTGCCAGACTGGATAACAAGACTGCCACAAACCTGATTTTGACTCAGGCGGCAGGGCTTGAAAAACTACAAATGGAGCTTGCCAATCAACGTATGCGCAAGTATGAGCTAAAAGCACCCACTCTTACGCTTGAGCAATTACAATCAATTCATAATGACATTATTAAGCAAATGGATAACTTGATGGAGGCATATCAAAATGGCTAAAATTTATTTGGCAATGTACAAACACAAACGAGACTGGCGCAAAGAGCCAGTCAAAAAGATTGCTGACATCATCACCCGTTTTTTCACAAAAGGGAAATATTCGCACTGCGAAATAGCTATTAAACGCAGTGAAACTCTTTTTGATTGTTATTCGTCATCAGTACAGGATGGCGGCGTACGTTACAAGCAGATTGATGTATCAGATAGCACGAAGTGGGATTTAATCCAGCTTAATGAGGTTACTGAGGAGCAAATCAAAAACTATTTTAACCGCACTCTTGGTTGTAAATATGACTGGTGGGGCGCGTTAGGTATCGTGCTTGGTATTAAGCAAAAACGCTCAAAATATTTTTGCAGCGAGTGGTGCTTTAATGCGATATATGGAGGTGAGAGTGGTTGGCGATTTAGTCCGAATCAAATTGCGGTTGTTTTTACTAAATTAAATAATAAGATAAGTTTTCAACAAGAGGTCGCTAAATAGCGGCTTTTTTCATTCTTGGGAGAATATATGTCAATTCTAGGATCAATGTCTGATGCGTTAAGAAAACAGCCTAAAGCGCCAACTATTTCGCCAACGCCTGAGAAAGATAATTCTCAAACAATGGCGGGCAATGTTGCCAATATTTTAAATGGCAATTCATTATTGATGAATAGTGCGGCGGCGAAAGGGGAGAGAATTGCGGCTAATCGTGGTTTACAAAATTCCACTATTGGCGCTGAGGCTGCACAACGTGCGATGCTCGATGCGGCAATGCCTATTGCAAGCCAAGATACTCAAAATGCTTTTACTGAAAAGCAAACTCGATTACAAGCTGATTTGAATTATCAAAATCAAAGCCGTTTAAATCAAGCACAAAATCAATTCGCCGCATCACAAGCGGAATTGGATCGTGGTCATCAGCGTGGAATGGCTCAGTTGCAATCTGATTTAAATTACAGCAATCAAAGCCGCTTGAATCAAGCGCAAAATCAATTTGCGGCAGCTCAAGCAGAGCTTGACCGTGGTCATCAACGCAATTTAGCGCAATTACAATCAGACTTGAATTACAACAATCAAAGTCGATTGAATCAAGCTCAAAATCAATTTACCGCATCACAAACAGCGTTAGACAGAAGTCATCAACGTGATTTAGCCAACTTAAATCATGCAAACGAGATGAAAAATCTCAACGCGCAAGTAGCAGCAAATACTATTGGTAAATCTATTGATTTTACAATGCAGATCACTAACAACTTTGATGCGCAGATTGCTGCCGTGTTGAATAACACTGCAATGAAAGCTGAAGATAAAGAAAAAGCTATCAACCAGCTAAAAGCGAGCCGAGATTCTGAGCTTAATTTCATGTCAAAATTCATGCAAGGAATCCCGACAACGAAACAAAATTGGGCATCGTTCCCTAATCTCGGTGTACCAACAATAGAAATGAAATAAGGAGGCTAATTATGTCATTTTGGGATAGCGCTTGGAGTGCAGTTAGTGATGCGGCATCTTGGCTTGGCGATGCAGCTAGTTCTACCGCAGATTGGATGAGTAATCATAAAGAGGCAACAAACCTAATTGGATCGACCTTGCTTGGTGTTGGTGGTTATTTAGCTCAAAAAGAGGCTAATAAGGACTTAATGAAACAACAGCGAGAGCTATTGAATATGCAAGATAAACTTAAATCTCAGTATTCAGCAGTGCCAGATGTTGATATTTCTTACAAAACTTTAACCGTTGATAATTCACCAGGCTTGGCAAACGGTGGAATTTTAACGGAAATGCAAAGTAAATTAGAACGTAAAAATAAAGGCGTTTAATTATGGCTCGATCAGAATCTAAATCAATTAGCGATAGTTTTGGCGAAAGCATGGAGCGAGCCGGCTATGAGCGTGCTAATGATAGCCGAGGCGGTTGGCAAGAGCATGAGAGCAGCGATAACTACGAAAGCACGACAGACAGAATGAATCGTCATCTTGATTCGTATGGTAAAAATAACGGATATACCAACAACTTCAACAATACCTTTAGAAATGGTGGTTTTAGTGGTGGTAATCGTTTAAGCAGCGAAAGTGGTTTTGGTGGGCAAAGTGCTATTAGTAAAAGCGTTAATTCTCACTATCAAAGCAACGCTAATAAATCATTGAGCCAATACAATAATCCAGTTGTTGATCAGAAAAATCTTACAGGTGGATTGTTTGGTAAAGGTGGTGTGCAAGCGCCGTATTCTGCAAGACAAGATTGGGATAATATCAATGCGCTCACACCAAAGGATAGAATTAGGGATATAGCTCATCATTATGCCGGAGAAAGTCTTTATAGAGAGCATAAGGGCAATGCTATTGGTAGCGTTGTTTCATCAATAGTTGGTTCAACGCTTGAGCCAACTTCTATGGCTGAAGCTATCGCATCTGGGGTAACGCAATTAGGATTAACAAAAACTGGCACGGCTGCTGATGCCTTATTAAATAAAGAGGATAAAATTCTTGGGAGAATGACGCCAGGACAAAAAGCTGTATATCAAACAGAATCGCAAAAAGTCAAGGATGCTTTTAGTGAAGATATGGACGGTTGGGGTTCTAAGCTCAAAGGCTGGGGGGCGACTGCTCTTGGGTTTGTTGGCGGGGCTGCAACTGGTGGAGTTGGTACAGCTCCTATTGGCACGGCGGCCAAGGTTATTGCCGATAACTCTCGTTATAATTCAGCGATGCAGCATGCAGCCAATAAAGTTAATTCTCCTGTTCTGAACGAAATGATTATCGAGGATAAAGCTAAAAAAGCGCAAGCGATGAAAGATTGGGAGCAAATGCGAAAAATGGCTGGAAATAGCGAGCCAATAGAAAGCCAAGGCATTTTAGACAGAATGCAAAAACAACTTGGCGCTAATAATGGCACTAAATCAAGCGACAGTATGGTTTACAAAATTCCTCAACTTGTAAACCTTTGGAACAACATTTCAATCAAATAAAAGGATTAAAAGATGGGTATTCTAGATTCAATGGCTCAACAAACTCAAGGTGGCAATCAAGATGTTATGGCTCAAAGTCAGCCTGGCGGTATGATGCAAAATCAGGAGCAACAAGGCGGCAAAGCTCAAATGTATAAAATGCTAATGGAAAATTCCGTTAATGCTATCGCTAACGTTGCACAAGAGCGAATTGAGCAAAAAGGTGTTGAAAAAGGTGTTGCGGATTTAGTGGCAACGGCAATGATTACAAACATTCAAGCCGCTCAACAAAATGGCAAAACAATCCCGCCTCAAGTGATGATGCAAGTTGCAAAAGATTTAGCAATGCAATTATTACAACAAATTGGCGTTCCTGAAGAGCAAATTGATGACATCCTTATCGATATTTTAATGGATGCGTTAGATCAATTTGGCGAGGCAACAAACGGCATTTTACCGCCTGAAGAAGAACAGCAATATGTTGATATGATTGGCAAGGCATCAGAGCTTGAAAATCAACGTCAATCACAAATGCAAGGCAATAAACCTCAATCAATGCAACAAGGGGTATAATTATGGGATTAGGTGGCATTTTAGCTGCGATGGCTCAAGGACTTGGCACTGGTGTTGTAAAAAATGTAGAGCAAGCCTGGAAAAATGAGGAAACTGATAAATTATTGGATTGGAAAGAAAAAGAATCTGATAAACAGCGAGCCTTTGAAAGCGAACAACTTGATAAAAAACATCAGCAAGATATTGAGTTAGAGAACATTAAACTAAGCAATAATATTTCTGAGGCGACCGCCATAGCTCGAATTAAAGCTAAATACGCTAGAGCAAGTGGCGGCAGTGGCGATGGAATGAAAGAGGCTCAAAAAAATCTAACTGGTGCAGTGCAAGTGTTAGGTGTTTATGATGCTCAATTAGGTGCGCTGAAAGATAAACTATCCTCAACAGAAGATGCCGCTCAAAGAGAAGTAATTGCTAAACAGATTGATAATCTTTCAAATGAGAGATCTAATTATCTGAAAAGCCCTGGTGTTATATCTGCGTTCAAAGGTGGAGAGCAAATGGGCCGTGCGCTTTATGTTACCAGTGGCGGCGATATGGATTTATACGATCCTAAACCGAAAGAGGTTGCAAAAGAAGTTAAGGCAACAGTATCTTCCGTTGCAGCGCCGGCAAGAAATATGGTTGATGTAAACAGTATTTCGCAACAACAAGCCGCTCAAATTGCAAGAGAAAAACGAGAAGAAGTTGCTCGTCAGAATTTTGCAAGGGCATCGGAAGAGGCAAAAGAATGGGCGGCGAAACAAAATCAGTATAAATCAACTATGTTTACGCCAAGAACATTCTAAATAGTGCTACTAATCCAGAAGTTCAGCAACTTCTTCCATATTCGGGGCGTAATAGACATTTTGAAGTATTCTAATGTCTTTATGCCCTGATATTTTAGCTAAAGTCATTACATCGACTTTCTTCGCCAATCTCGTCAAAGCTTCTCGTCTAGTATCGTGAAAGTGCAATTCATCTTTATTGACTGCTTTCTTCAATTTTCTAAAGGTCGCATCAAGTATATTTGATTTCACTTGAAAGCAAGTATCGCCTTGCTCAATCTCATCTTTTAACCTTTCCAGTATTCTCACTGCATTTTTTGAAAGCGGAACAGTGCGAGAAGAGCCGTTTTTTGTCATTGGTAAATAAGCCGTCTTTCTTTCTAGGCTTACATTATCCCAAGTTAATCCGCATATCTCACCGGCTCGCATAGCTGTTTCAATCGCAAACAATAAAGCAGCTCCAGTTCTTGCCTTAGCCGTTTTTAAACTCTCGTTATATCCGCTAATATTAACTATCTCGTCAATATCTTCTTGCGTAAATCTCTGCGTTCTTGGCTTGCTTGCTTGTGGCTGTTGTAAACCAACCATAGGAGAAGATTGAATATATCCCCATCGCTCCAGTGCGACTTTGAATATATGCCCGATAGTTGATAATTCTCTGCGAACACTTTCGCCCTTAACAGTTTCTAATCGCTCTTTAATCCACAGCTCTAAATCTTGGCGAGTTACATCTGAAATATATTTATCCGTTATGTGGTGGCGTAAAAACTTAGTCAATCGGTTGAATTCGTGCTTTTCACCTCGTTTTGTAGGCGTAATTTCATTCAAATACCGCTTAATCACATCGGAGAATAAAGTTTCTGGCTGTAATCCTTTAGCTTGTAGTTCTATTTTCTTTTCTTCTTCGGCTCCCCACAAAACAGCCTCCGCCTTTGTGGAGCAAGTTTTAGATTTTCTTATACCGCCTCGGCAGATTTCTACACGCCATTTTTCGCCACGTTTTCTAACCGTTGCCATTTTCACACCTTTTTAAAATATAAGTCGCCACAAATTAAACCGCTTGGCGTAATTTTGGCGTAATTGGTGCATAAAAATATATAAAATACATAAAAACTTGCAATACTGGATAAGATTAAGAGAGTAGAAAAGTGATATTTAGATGTCGTAAAGTACTGATTTTATTAATAGAAAAGTATAAAAGAAAAATCCCCGTTCAATGAACGAGGATTATAATGTGGTGCCTAGGGTCAGTTTCTTCCCATATTGATTTTAAAGAAGAAATTTTCATTTTGGCGTAATTTTGGCGTAGTTGCTCTAAAAAGGATTGATAAAAATATCCTTGTTTTGAGCATTATACCACATAAGTGAGAAGTGCCAATGGTGGGAAATTTGAAAGGTTATTTGATGCGTTTGGCGTTAATTCTACACCAGCGAATAACTTCACCAGCTACCCATCTTGGGTGTGCCTTTTCTTTTAATCTCACGCCTTTTGGAAAACTTGGTTGTTTTACGATAAAGTTCGCAGTGTGCTGATATGGACAGCCAACGAGAGCCGCCACATAATCAAGAGGGATTAAGTTCTGGCTTTTCTCGGTAAAAGCTGAAACAGCCATAATCTTAATTGCCTCTGACATTTCTTTTTGTGTTTTATCAGGTAATTCCATTGTTAAACTCCAATAAAAACCGCCCATAAGAGCGGTTATTTGTTATTCATCTTCTGGTGGTTGTGGTAGTGGTTGCCAGTGTGACACTTCAATTTCTATGTCTATCATTCCTAATTCGTCCAATTCCCAATAAGGGATTAATCCACCTTCCTCATCTACCTTTTCATCTAATAAATACCATCCAAAGCCGACAAACCAATACACACCATCCTCGGTATAATAAATTAAGTGTCTATTGTTCGAATTGCGTAATTCTTCACTTGTATCAAATGGTTCAGGCAACCGCTCCGAACACTTAATCCATCCATTGTTTTCGCTCATTATTTAATCTCCTCAAGTCCCAAATTTAAGGCTTTGTTATAGTAGTCAAACGCGTCTTTAAACAGTGCTTTGCTATTGATATATTCCCGCGGCGATATTGGCACGGTCGGAAATTTGTCCAAAAATCGCCAATGCTCAGCGAGCTCCACAGGAGTTTGGATAAATGCTTGTTTTTCCGCTTTTAATGCCAAAATATCAGCGGTTTTGACGACAATCTCCATTTCGGCTTTGATGCGTATCTTAAATTTATCTCGGATAACCATTTCGAATGCTTTTTCGATTTTTTTGTAGTCCGGCAATAATTGTTTTAACGGGCTGGTAACATCTCCCAAAAAAGCCTCTTGGGCGTCGTGCATCAAAACTGCAAAAGCGGTCATATCATCAACTTTCAAGTACGTTTTAGCTATTGCCCCGGCAAAAACACTGTGATCAAGCACGGAATAATGCACATCTAATTTGCCACCGAATCGTGGAATCATTGCTAAATGATGAATAATGTCATCAATATGAATGTCGCTATTTTGTGGGTTGGCAAAGTCGATTAAACGGTTGCCATGTGTGATAAATATGCTCATTTTTACTCCTTTTTTACCTTGATTTTTATATCATTTTCGCCATCTTGATGATGTCTAATCGTTACTTCGTAACCATCAACCCCAGTTTTTCCATCATCCTTCCACTTAATAACCGGTTCCGGATTAACATGCACAAAAACACCAAACTCTTCGATAGCTATTTGTTTCTTTTGTATAAATGCTTTGCGAATAGCAAACCAATGGATAAAATCAGGCAAGAAACGATTAAACTGTTCTTCAGTTAACTGCAAAAAGTCTTCAACTTTTCTAAACTCATAAATTTTCTCGTTCATACTTACCCCTAATATAAATCTTCTGAAAACAAAATATCAGCGTTAGGCGAGCCTGATAACCGTATAACTTGCCCTTGCTCTTTGGCAATTTCCATCGCCTCTATACGACCAACAAAACGCCCTTTATTTGTTAAAAACCCTTGGTCAAAATCTAATAAAGGGTACTTATACTGCTTTTCTAGGGCATTTATTTGTTTAAGCATAAATGGGTCATAATGGCGCACGCCATAGACCTCATGAATGATATAATCACCATTTTCCAAAGTGGCATCTCTTTTATCTACAAACACTTGGCAGACGGAGCATACAATACGCTCAGGAATATCAATGTATTCTCTTTTTTGGTTTAAAAGTTTAATAAATTCGTTGAATAATGCCTGTCTTTCTTCAGACGTTTGCTGTTTAATTAAATTAATAATATCCATCACTTACTCCATCATGCTCTTCATAAAATCAAGCCATTTTTGAACATCTTCTCTTGTGCGGAAAGATTGACCATTGCTAGCTATCTGCAGTGAAGATTCGCTGTACTTAGAATGATATAGGTTATAAGCCACTTTACCGTCCGAAATGTAAAAATAACCGTTAGATTCTTCTGGATAAAACGGCTTAGGTAAATCTTCAATGCTAATCTTTGGCTCTTCCCACATTCCGATAACATCAAATACACCATCACCGCCATCTGTATATGTTCTTCCATTTATATCCCAAACCATACAAGGCACTTCAAGCATGTTATCCGATTCGATAATAAAACCATGCAGTGGATATTTGATTTTTTCACCATTTTTGTAAACATAGCAGTCAGGCGTTTTATGACAAATGTAAGCCTTATGTCCACTTCTTAACTTCACAGGCTCGCCATTTAAAGCCGCATCTAAGTTAAATTCTTTCATTTTCTTTCTCCATCAAAATAAAAGGCGCTCACTTGTAACGCCTATTGGGTTTGTTAAATATTGATTTACTGCTTTGTATATATCCACTATTAATTCAAGTGGAATATTAGATCTTTCATTGTATGATTTTGAAAAATTCTCCCATTGCTACCTTTGCTAATTTTGTGTCATATCCATGTAATTAATCATCCTTTCCCCGATCCACTTAATAACCGGTACAGCCATGCTATTCCCGATGGCTTTATAGCGCGGACTATCCGGACAATCTTCGGCGGGTTTATTGCGATACGGGATTTGCGTATAACCTGGCGGAAACCCCATTAATTTTTCGCACTCGCTCGGAGTAAGCCATCGTAAGCCGTGTTTTTCGCCGATAATGACCTCGCTATCGTTATATCTCCGTCCGCTTTTAGCTGTAAGAGTAGGGGCAATCGCCTCACTTCGCGTTTCGCAAGATACGCAATCCCCTTTTTGCTCAAATAATATCTTGGCGACACTTCGCGGTCCAGCACTTGCCACAACGAACACCCGACGGCGTCGTTGGGCAACTCCGAAGTATTGAGCATCGAGGATTCGCCACGCGATAGTGCGGGCTGAATGCACATAACCAGAGTTTGTCCATCTTGCCCCTGTTGGTTGTAATGGCTCACGATCTTGAGCCAATCCAGCCAGAAAGTGTCCGAATACGTTGTCCTTGGTGGATAGCACACCCGGAACGTTTTCCCATAACAAGACGCACGGTTGTTTTCCGTCAATAAATCTAACATAATCAATAGCCTCCAAAATATGTATGAGGGTTAGAGTAAGATTTCCGCGCTCATCATCAAGTGAGTTGCGCAAGCCAGCGACCGAAAATGCTTGGCAAGGAGTTCCGCCAACAAGCACATCCGGCGCAGGGATTTCTCTGTTTATGATTTTTAACGGTAGCATGGTCATGTCCCCATGATTTGGCACATCAGGATAATGATGAGCAAGTACCGAGCACGGAAACGGCTCAATCTCCGAAAACCAGACTGGCGACATCATACCCGACCACGCAACACTGACAGCCTCAATACCCGAACAAACCGATCCGTATGTCAGCATTTTTTATCCCCGTACAGTTTTAAATCAACCACAGGCAACACATCAACAAGCGGACGTGCCGTGTTGTAATCTTGCGGTGCATTAAATTGACTTTGGGCCCACTCAATAAAATTATTTACGTAGTTGTTAACTACTGCAGGATAGTTTGCCGATTCCGCCGTTCGGATAATGTCATTTCGCAACTCAGAGCCAAACATAAGCCAACTGTATTTAGCATCATCTAACGCCCGAGTAACAGACGACGGGGCACCACTATTCATACGCACATAAAAATAACAGCAGAAAATATCTACAAATCTTGAGTAAGGGATATTGATATTAATTTCGTTCATCTTTAACACCTAAGATTCGACTTTTTGCTACTTCAATTAGCAATTTGTATTCATTTTTTGTTTTATCGTCATGAACTTCGGCAGATTTTGCTAAAAAATTATCAACAGTTCCAGTAAAACAGCCACGTGTTACAATTAGCCCATCTTTGCCATTAAAGACGGTTAGCGTACCGTTTTCCGAGCCAACATTAGTTGCCCCAAAAATCATTTTACGCTCGGAAATTACCGCATAAGATCTCACCTGAGCGTCACCGTACACCTGAGCGTCACCGTACACCTGAGCGTTACCGTACACCCAAGCGTCACCGGACACCTGAGCGTTACCGTACACCCAAGCGTTACCGTACACCCAAGCGTCACCGGACACCTGAGCGTTACCGGACACCTGAGCGTTACCGTACACCTGAGCGTCACCGTACACCTGAGCGTCACCGTACACCTGAGTGTCACCGTACACCCAAGCGTTACCTGATAATGACTGATCTAAATTTTTTTCTGACTCAACAAACCCACCAAGTTGTCCCGCCACTACTACGCCAAACGAAACTAGCGCTCTAATTCGGTATAGCTTTTTACCGCTCCAATGCTCAATAAATTCACCGGTTAACTCGTATTTCTTTTGTTGCCCTTTCATTTTTAACCTCATTAATTTGGATAATAAAAAAGCCACTAACAAATAGTGGCTAGTGATGTAACTCAGAATGGAATATTGTCGTCAAAGCTATCACCTTGTTCAGCCATGGCGCTCAATGGATCTGGTTTGGCTTTACTTGTTTTCGCTTGTTGTTTTGGCTCATCTTGGCGGCCGCCTAACATTTGTAAGTTATCGCCTTGAATTTCGGTAGTATATCGGTCTTGTCCGTTGCTATCTTGCCATTTGCGAGTTTTTAATCGCCCCTCAATGTAAACTTGAGAACCCTTGGTAAGATATTGACCTGCGATTTCTGCTAATCTGCGGTAGAGTACAATGCGATGCCATTCTGTTTGAGTTTTTTTCTCGCCTGAGTTTTTATCCGTCCAGCTTTCACTTGTTGCCACACTGATATTTGCAATCTGCTCGCCGTTTGGCATTGTGCGGATTTCTGGGTCATTGCCTAAGTGGCCAACGATGATTACTTTATTAATTCCAGCCATATTTACTCCTGATTCTCAAATAACTCATTAAGCTCTCTGAATAGCCATTCTTCAGCGTCCCTTAAACAACCACAAGCCATTGCATCTTTGTCTTTTAAAACTTTTTTATAAAAAAGATACGCCTCTTTTAACCCTTTTAATTTTTCATCCATTAGCTCATTTCCTTAATTAACTGTTGATAATATTCTTGAGCAATTTCTACTCGCTCTTTGATTTTCTCGATGATTTTTTCATCACGTTTAATTGTTACGGTGGTGATACGTTTTTCTTGAGGGATTTGCTCAACCAAGTCGATGTATCTGTTTGGGTCGTCATAGCTTGATAATTGGTCGTAAGGGGTAGGGAGGAGGACAAAATCAATTTGCGCCTCATCACAATCCCATAGCCACATATAGCCTTGCATTTGTATGTCATATCCAGCTTTTTTGGCTTTTTCTTCCGCCTCATCTGCAAAAAAAGGGTGCGAGCCTATATCCCAAGGACACTTGGTGTCGATGATTAATTTTCGACTTGGCACATAAATATCGCACTCGCCTGTAATCCAATCGTTTTCACGCCTTTCCGTGTTCTTTTTAAGTGGTAATCCACGCTTACGGCCGCTTAATTTAATAGCTTGTTCTTCTAGTGCGATACCTTTCTCGGTGTATTTATTGCCTTCGAAATCTTGATAGCCAAACAGGTCATATTTCACTATCTTTCTTACCGCACTTTTAGCGGTAGCAGATATACCGCCACCGCTTTTCGGTTTAACCATTAAATCAGCCAAGCCAGAGCATCTAGCTTTCAGTTTGTACATTTCCATTTTCAACCGCCTCTAATTCCGCAATTTGCTCTTGACTAAACTCATAAGCCCCGCTATCACAAAGTTCTTGCAGGGTGGTTTCGCCGTTGGCAATGCTTTGTTTGCATTGCTCGAATGTGGCTTCATCAACAACCGCTAAAAATTCCGCCTCTTGAATATTGTCGGTGTAGTTGAACTCTTGATTTTCTACATCTTTCACAACGGCTTGGTCGGCTAATACGGCTTGTTGCATTTCAACAGAGAGCGGGGCTTGTTTTGATAGCAATAACTTAGTTACAGTTTTTAATGCCATTGCCTCGAAGTTTTCGGCCCATACAGATTGTGCCCATTGTCCTTTGGCTTTTTTATCAAGATAAGTGCGGTAGGTTTGACTGTATTTTTTCGCATGTGCATTGATTTCTTCATGCGTCATGTAAAGTTCAGCAGAAAACTCGTTCATCAATTTAAAATAAGCGTAGTAACCAATCGGCAATTCACCTTCTTCTGGCTCTTTCTCCCAGTCGAACTCAAAACCATTAATGAAATCCTTTTTGATAAGTTGCTTTTTGTACACAGGCAATGCGACTAAGCGTTTAAATTGCCCGCTACGTTGTGCAAGTTGGATAAAACCTTTATAACCAATTTGGAATTGCGCTTCGGTTTTCTTTTCTTTGTTGTTTCTGAAAGGGACGATGTAGGCAAAGCCTAAGCCATTTTGTAGTGGCAAATTCAGTGTCGCTGCCATACAAGCAGCGTTAAAAATGCTCATTGGATCGGCAGTTTTAAGCATTGAATTGCTGTTGGCGATTTGCATGACACTTGTTGCAAAGGTTGCCGCATTTTTGCCAACAAGTTCCTTAATCTTATTTTGCACATTCGCACTTTCAAAAAATGTTTTAAGTGCAGGCGTCTGTTTATTTTGTTGATGTTGGACTTGGTTTGTCATCTCGCCCCTCCATTAATCTGGGTCATAATCATTCATTCTGTCGTGCAATTCACGCTCTGCAATTTTCTTAATCGCCTCTTGTCTATAAAGCTCATAACTTGCACCGCTACCAATAGCAAGCCAGAAATTATCGTTATCACACAGCATTTCCGTGAGTTCGTGATAATGCGTTTGGTTGCCTTGTTTTAAATCATTGTCGATTTCAGTAGCGACTTCATCTAAGGCGATTTCATAGCCTGCCTGCCAATCCACTTCTTGCTGGTGAGCGGAATCGAGTTGAGCGTAGTAATCAGCGTAAGGTTTCATTGTTTTTCTCCTGGCTCATTGATTTCAATCGGAAGTGATGTCTTTCGCAAAAATCAATACGATGCTGACAATACTCAATATTCTTTTTAACTGCCGTATTACGTTTGGCATCCGCCCAATTCTTTGCTGCCTCAAGGTAATTACCTTTCTTTTCTGCTTTTACTGCCGATTCTGCGTAGGTTTTGTAAGTCAGTCTCATTATTTACTCCAAGTGCGGTTAATTTCTGCTTGCTTTTGTGCGGTGTAAGCCTGCAGTTCTTTTTCTGCTGCCAGCGTAAGATTAGGCGGTAAACATGCGCCGTTTTCATATATGCCACCTTTCAATTCACACTGTGTTTCAGCTTGGATTTGTTGGCCTAGTGTGTTGTCGTGCCAGTCGGTAGGTTCATCGGCAAAACAGTATGCAATACCGCCAATTAAAAAAGCGAGGGCAAAGGCGATGGCTGTTTTACAAAGAAATGGGATGGTTTCAGCGAATACATCAGTAAATTTTTGCATTTTTGTTTCCTTTTTCGTCAATTTATTGAATTTAGGGTGTAGCAATCCGCCGCACGGATTTCTTGAGGAAAAGTGCGGTCGGATTTTTCTTTGTTTTAGAAGTCGATTTTGACTGCTTTTGGATTAAAGCCTCGCAAGTGTTTTAATACACGCCAGTTTGTCATTGGGTCGATGTCAAACTCTTGTGTAATGCGGTTTAAGATTTTGTTTGTTGAGCGTAATACACTTAAATATTCGTAAGCCTGTCCATAGATTTGTCCGCTCATATTTGAACCTAGCGTCTTAAAGGCTTTTTCTATGTATTGGAATGTGCCGACGCCACGTTTGAAAGCAAACCACAACCAAGCAAGCTGTTGAAGTTCATATTCGGTAAATTCAAAGGTGAATTTTTGTGGTTCAGGCAATGCTAACTGTTGTGGTTGGTTGCTGTGCATTGCTAAGAACGCACGTAATACGATCAAGTGGAATTTAGGGCTGATCCACATTGCGTAGGAAAGCACTAATTCTTCACATACCCACGTGCCTTGGATATTTCGACCACGTAAAGTTTTAAAGATCAGATCTGATCCTTGAGCTTCTTTTTGAACACCAGATTTGGTGTTCATCTCATTTTTCATTTCAGAAATGAGTTCTTGAGTACTTTCATTTCTCATAAAACGAAATGGAGAATGTTTATCTAAGCCTCCGCTGGCTTGATGAAGATCGTTTAATGAATAAAGATTTCCGTATGAACGAATGGAATTGTTAAGAATGGTTAAATTTGACATGTTATGCCTCTTGCGTTTTAGTTAGTAAAGATCACTTAGTAGGTGATCGGGTTTCAACTACCAACGCAAGCTGGCGGAACTATTTCCCTTTCGGTATTGTATTTCGTTCTCTCAACCCGATCTTTGATCTATTTTCGTTCCTCAGATATGAGGCTCGGAAATTTAGGCATAAAAAAACCGCTATGCTGTCGGGTGCGGAAACCGCTTGCGTTTATTAGTTGCGGTTATCTTATCCGTTGATGGCGGTTTTTGTCAATAATCTTTTTATTCTTCGACAATGATGGTACTAAATGTCGCCTGTTCAATCTTCCCTGCACGACGTTTTACCATTCCACTTAGCTTGATGGTGTTAATATCTTTTACTCGGTCGATAATTTCATTCACACCTTCATCGCCTAACATATCGCTATCGATGTTGGCGGTAAAGGTTTCGCCTTGTAAAGTGCGGGCAAAGATAGTGATTTTCCCTTCTTGCCGTTTTACGCCGTCAATGTATAAATCAATGGCATCAGGGGTGGTTTTTGCTTTTTCTTGGCTATTGAGTTCATCAACTATTTTTGTGATTTTCGGTTTGTCTAATTTAGTTTCCGCATTATTACTGGAAATTGTAATATTTTCCGCATCACTTGCAGCACGTACTACTTCGCTGTAAGCTTTTTCAGTATGCTCTTCAATAGATTGAATAGATTGTTTAAAGCGTGAATTGTTACTGTGGTTTGCCACGTCTTTAATGGTGGTTAGAATAGTTGTTAGTTTTTGCGCTTCGATGTTTTCAGTGGCTTGTTTTTCTGTCGATTGAATTTGAGCAAGCTCAATATCTTTTTGGCTTTCAACCCATTTCATACCAACTACTGCACCACCAATACAAATGGCCAGCGTGGTGTAAGTAAAGATTTTTTGTTTACCTGTCATACCGTTTGTGAGTCCCATAAAACATTTGCGCATTTCTTTAAATAAATCTTTGAGATCGGCGATGATTTCTGTGCAACCTTCGTTGATGGTGAAAGTGATTTCCAGCGCATCTTTTTCTTCTTGGGTAAGCTGAGTAATGTGTGGTTTGCCTGTTTTAATTTCAGCATAAGTACGCCAGATTTCATTTTGAAATTCACAAATCGCTTTGCAGATAGCGTAGTTGATACTGCCATTATAACGCAGTGGATCGCCTTGGATTTTGATTTTTACCTGTTTTAGAAAATCAAGTTCAATCTTTTCAAAATCAATCTGATCACGAATTTTTAGCGTTTGAATAAAATCCGATAATTCGTCAACATTTTCAATTTTCCACATAAACATTCCTTGAATTTTGGGTATAAAAAAAGCCGTTGGAGACGGCTTGAAAGTGGGGGTATCTTAATCCTAAGTGAGCAGTGTTGTCAAACGGTTTTTTAACGAGAACCGCAAAACTCGCCTTGTTGCGTCTTACTTCAAACAAGGAATATAATTGTTGCGTCTTACTTCAACAATTACAGGAATTTATTATGTGGGAAGCGTTAATTACTTCCATCTTTTCCATCCTCAAATCTCATTTTGATGAGGTGATTATGCGTATTACAACGTGGTTTTTGTCGTTTATTCTTTGTTGGTTGCTTATTCCTGTTCATATTCAGATTGAGCTAATGGCAAGACCACTACCTGCTTTACCTGATTATGCTCTGGTTTACCTTTTCTACTTGGTTGCCGCAACTAGCTTTTGGCAAATGTTCTTCATCTTGTTGGATGTTGCAGCTCTTTTGCTCGAAAAATTTTTCAAACGTGGAAGCGTTGAGCCACAATCCGAGCGGGTTAAGGTTGATCGCAAGCAAAAAGATTAAGCATTCTTTGAGTTTCATTACGCCCTCCTTAAGGGAGTTAAAAAAGCCCGCATATTTCAGCGGGCAAACCTAAGGAACCGCATAAGTTTTAAGCCCTCATGTTCGGCTAACCTCGTTTGTTTTATGTTTGCCATTTCAAAGCACACTTCTCTCTATCATTCGCAACGGTTTCACTTGCCGTTGTGTCTCTGTACTTCAAATGTGCTTTAAAGTGGTGCCGCGGGAGAGATTCGAACTCAACTATCCTCCGGTTATGAGCCGGTCGCTTTTACCTATTAAGCTACCGCGGCAGTTTACCGTCTCTCCGATATGTCACGCTTATAGCCGCGTTTGCTAAATTAACCAGTCCGTGGGCTTGTTTGCCATTTCCCCGACTGAACTCGTATCCTCTAAGGGATTGCTTAAAGATATAAACAGCGCTGCCATTGACCTGCCAACCACATCACTTCGGTTAAACACGCAGTACAGTTTTCTGCTCTGGGGTTACTCGACTTAAATCAGCCGATAATTTATATCCCGCACGAGACCAAGTTTTTAAAGAGCATTGCCTTTCGGCTTGGTTGTAAAACCTTTATTCAAGCCCTCAGTGCGAGGGCTTAGTAAAGATTCTTATTGTTTTGTTAATTGTTCTGCTTTTACCGGGAACCAGTAACTATCGCTGTTTAAGTAAACAAATCGCCCGCCTGAAATATCTTCTTTCTTTTCAAATCCAATTACTTCAAATGGCCCGAATTTGACCCCAAAGTCGTTTCTATAAATAACTCGGTCGCCGACTTTTAAACCGCACTCAATCGGTGCTGTTGAGTTAATCTGTTTTTTTAAAATTTTGAAGATTTATCATTTGGGCTCCTTGTTTTTGTGTATCTCGTTTTGATGGGTGTAGTTTAGTAAAAGCTAAACATTTTGTAAAGTACTTATTTAGTAAAAAGTAAATAAAATTTAGCTAAAATTTAGTAAAGTATTGATTTTTAATAAAATCAATTTCAGAAAGGGATGTTTGATTGCTTGTTTTTTGAGCGATTTTTCTTTAGGTATTAGTTAATAATGCGGTTTTTCATCGGTTTTTTATCGTTTTTGCGATCTGTATCGCAAAATTTAATAACTAAAATAGACCGCACTTTTGCTTAAGGTATGATTGCCAAGAAAACAAAAAAGGAGGGGCTATGAAAGAAAAGTTTAAGTTGTGGCTAATCTCGCTAAATTGCGAAGGCATCAATAGCTTAGGGATTAATGAGATAGTGTCGCGCGTAGATGAGGAGTTGAGGATTGTACGCGCTAATGAGCAGGAGAGGATTGTGCTAGAGGAGTTGATTGAGGAGTTTAAATGTTAATAAAAAAACCGCCAGTGAGGCGGTTTATTGTGGTTGGTATGTCTCCGGCATCAGATCAAACCACGTTAGTGCGCAGTTTGGGTGTTTTTCATCGCTTGATTGATGAGATTTGTTAACGGGACGGCATTTGCTAATGTTGAGATGATCTGAATTTCTTCTTCCGCTTTATGTTCGTCAAAAAGTTCATCAGTGCGATTATCAACAATCACTGTAATGTTTCGCCCGTTTAAATCGTTTCCACTGATCACATCCCCTGATTTCCGCATAACGGCACCGACGGCGCTTGGAGTAGGGGCGATTGCGAGAATCAGTTGATTATCAAGTTGGAAATCAAATGAATAACTATGCCCAGAAATTCCATGCACTTTTGGGGCACGGATAAGTTGGGCGCTTGGCTTCCATAATCTTAAATAATGCTCCACTTCTTCGGCAAGCTCCACTGTTTCGGCAGGTAGCGCAAGCAGTTCTCTTTCGTAGTGCATGAGCGCACAAAGAGCGGAAACAAAATCGGCAATTGTTGTCGCAGCCTGATCAGGACGACAAAGTACGAAAATTTCACCGTCTTGTTCAAGTTGAACATCGGTTTTAGTGCCGTTAAGTTTTTCCTGAAAGCCACGCCAAGCGCGTTTATTTTCCAATAATCCCATGGCTCGGAAATGAAAAATAGATTCCGCTTCGTCAGTAATAAGTAACTTATCACCACACGGGAGTATATAAAATGACAACAGTGAATCATCAGACCAGCGGTGATATGTCTGCACAGCAATAGCTTCCTCGCCGCTTACCGTTTTCACTTGGTAGCAGTTGGAGAATGCTTGTTTCTGTAGCCATTGGCAGTCTAATTTAATCATGTTATTCACTTGGTTGTTTAAGTGGTTTGCCTGTATAGTCTAAATTAATTTTTTCACAAAAGAAAGTAAACCAACTTGTAATATCGTCAAGTTCATATTTGGGATTAATTTTAATCACCCGTTTCCCTATGTGTTCATGCGTGCCGTAGATTGGCATAATCCCATTGTGGCTTGTCACCTTATGCTCTGCGGAGGTTTCTAATTGATAGGCTCTCAATTTCTCTTGCTGTTTACGCTTAAATAATGTTAATACCATCTTCCCTGATTCGGCAATTCGCTTGTGATATTTAAATTCAATTTGTATCACGGCGCCAGGAATTGTCCCGCCTAGTTCATCTTCGGCAGAATTGGGAACGAAATTTATTGACCGCCAAAGCGTGTTGTTTGACTTTGTCCAATTGAGATCTTTTTGGTAAGCCTTCAATAAAGCAATAAATGCTTCCGCTTCTTTGTTTTCTAAACAAAATTTATGTTCATTCAGGATATTCATTTTTTACTCAATATTTACCATTACAACCCGTTAAACTCATATTGTCACGCAATACTATAACGTTTCTACACGCTCTCTTGCCACACCAATAATATAATACTTCGCTCATTTAGTATCCTTAGGCGTGATTTCGCCAACTGTTAACAAAAAATCAATTTTTTCGTTAATATGCTCAATCCTTTCTAGGAGTAATTTATTCTGTTCTTCGATTCTATCTAACTGTGTAAACGCCCCAAGCCTACCAGTATGAGCCGCTTGTTCCATTCGATTCATTTGTGCCTGCAGATCCGAATTTCCGTTACCTTGATAATAATTATTTGTTGTCATCGTGGCTGCGGTATTTGTCGCTACGTTTGAGTGATTATATCGAGGGTTTTCAAATTTTGATTGGACGCCTAGATTAGGTTGCCAATCATCGCCGAATTTCAATCTATCAGCACTAACCTCAAGAGCGATAGCAAACAGATCTATGTCACGCATTGTTAATTGCATCTCGCCATTTTCGAGGTCGAATACATCTTTTTCGCTCACGCTTAGGATCTTGGCTAAATCAGCAATAGACAATCCCTGTCTTTCTCTTTCAGCTTTAATTCTTTTGGCTACTGCTTTCATAACGTCCTTATAAATTAATTATCTCAATGTGTATTGTACGGATAAAACGACCGATGAATTTAGCGTTTTGACAAATGTCCTCAGATATATCTTGCGGATCGTAATTATCTTTATTGTCAGAGTGTAATCTATATCCACCACCGACTAGCTTTTGTATGCGTTTGATAAATAACGCACCATCAATCGAAAAAGCATATATGCCATCGCCACTATAAGCATTTACTTTAGTGTCAAGGAACACAATATCGCCTTTTCTTATGGTCGGCTCCATACTGTCGGTTGGTACATTCACAAGACAAATACCATCCGCTGACTTCTTGCCGACCAACTGAGCCATTCCCTCGTCAGTCAAATACAAACTTGAGATTATTTCTGGGTAATCAGAGTTTTCAAAACCTGTCAATCCAGCGGCCAGGCGCACATCGTAATAATCAATCTTATGTCGATGAGTTAAGCCTTGCTCATTACTCAATAGATCTGCTTGATTATTGTTATAAATATTATTGGCGGTAGTGATATTTACTGTTGAGCTAGACACCGTTTGCTTGTTTATGGTGGTATGCGCTCCACTAGATTTATCTAGATAATATTCAGGCATTCCGTAGTCTCGTTCTAATCTGCGTGCCGCTTTTTCTCCAAACGATGCTGTCTTACCTGTTATTAATTGAGATATAAAGCTTTTTTCTCTATCAGGCAATGGCTTATCAGCGTACCAATTTTTCAGGTTTTCACGTCTAATCTCCGCCATAGCTAATCTTGTTTCTTTCTTCATAAGCCCTCCTTAAGTCAATTTTATTTAGTCATTACTAAATAAGCAAAAACTAAAAAACTTGACTATTTACTAAATATTAACTAAACTGCGTTTAGTTTTTACTAAATGCGAGATTTTTTATGAGTTTAAAAGCATATTTTTCAGATAAACCTCGTGGATTTCAGGCCGAATTTGCGAGAAAAATTGGTATTTCGCCATCTTTTTTATCACAAATCATTTCAGGTAAATCAAAAGCACCTCCATCTGTGGCGGTTGCTTTGAAAAAAACACAAAAAAGCAAGTTAAAAAATCTGAAATTCTGCCTGATGTTTACGGAATCTAATTTAACAAACTACTAGCAAAAGAAAACCATAAAAAAGTGGGAAAAATTATGACAATGAAACAAACCATTATAGAGATGATTGAGAAAGTACCAGGTGGCAAAAGTGCGGTAGCTGGCTTTCTCGGCTTTACCGAAAGCGAGTTAAATAACCGTCTTTACCAAACAAAAGGGCAACGCTTTAAAAACGAAGAATTGATCGCACTTCAGCTTGAGTATGGATGCACTGATTTTATCGATGAATTATGCCGTTTAGCAGGTGGTCGTTTTGTACCAGATGTAGCAGAGGATGAATTAGACAAGGTTGAGCTTGCCAATTTACAACTGCACGAGCTTTCCGCTCGAGGCTTGTTATTTGCTGTATTAGAAACAGCGTTAGAAGACGGTGAAATCACTTCGAAAGAAGAAGACAAAATCCTTCAAGCATTGAGTAAACATTTGGCTGCAACACAACATTCGATTGAATGTGCGATTGTGTTACACAAGAAATAAAAAAGCCACGGCGGACACCGAGGCAATTTCAGTATAGGAATTATTTCTATGGAAAATATTAATCCAAACGAAAAAACAAGTCAAACACAATCAGCACAGATTTTAAAAGCACTCAAAAACGGCGAGAGATTAACGCATTTAGACGCAGAAAAGCGCTTTAACTGCTTACGTCTTGGCGCTCGTATCTACGACCTTAAAAAAACGTGGTCACAACATCATCAGCAAAATGATTACCGTGCCAAGCGGAAAACGTGTTGCTCAGTATTGGTTGGAGGCGGCATGAATAACGCTTTCATATTCCCAAATTTCGTTGTGGATGAACACTTGCGCGCTTTGAGCGAAGAGGAATTAAAAGCGCTTGTAGTTTGTTACAGATTTAACACCCATCCAACAAATGAAAATTTATCAAATTTTGGATTAAGTTCAGATGTCTTGGATGACGCTTTAGAAAAGGTTGGAATTATAACGGAAGCTAAAGCAAAGTCATTAATCAAAGAAATGGCGAACGAATATGCCGACGCCATAGAAACCCTTTGGAATTGGGGTGACGGGAAAGGCGGCGGCTTGTTGGACATGATCGCTGAAGAATTAGGGTTGGTTACAGATCGAGTAAATTCACAGAAAAAAGAGGTTGGATATAAGAAAAAGACTATTTCTCATAGCTTAAGAAAGCGCGTATTCGAACGGGATAAATACCGTTGCGTATCTTGCGGAACTCACCTTGACTTAACTTGTGATCACATTTACCCGGAATCAAAAGGCGGAGAAACAACGCTGGAAAATCTTCAAACAATGTGCCGTTCCTGCAATTCAAGAAAGGGAACTAAGGTGGTAGAAAATGCGCTTTAGCACTTACATAAACAATCAAAAAAGCCTTGAATGGGGCTTAAATGCTAATCAAGCAGCTTTGTTTGATTTGCTTAATCAAGCTTCGTCTTGGGCGGAAGAAGTTGTTGTAGATGGTGTAGTTTATTACTGGGTATCTCGTAACAAAGTCATTGAAGAACTACCGTTATTTTATAAGACCGGAGACACTGTTTACCGTCATTTTTCGGAGCTTAACGAGAAAGGATTAATTGTTTACTTAAAACAGGGTAAGCATGGTGATAAAGATCTAATTAGACTGACTGAAAAAGGGAAATCTTGGAATGAGTTTAAGCCTGAACAAATCCGAGACAACTCGGAAATAAATCCGAATAAACAACCCGAACTCGGAAATAAATCCGAGATAACTCGGAAACAGATCCGAGATAACTCGGAAATAAATCCGACAAATAATAATACTAATTATAAAAATACTACTGATCATAATAATAAAAAAACTACGCAAAAAAAATCGCTTGCCTTGCTTGCTGAATTTGGAATCGTCGGTCAGCTTGCCGAAGATTTTATTGCGCACCGCAAAGCCAAAAAGGGCGTAATTAATCAAACACAGCTAAACCGTCTGCAAAAACAAGCGGACAAAGCGGGAATTTCGATTTGTGAAGCGGTGGAGATTTGCATCGAACGCAACTGGCAGGGATTTAACGCATCGTGGGATTGGCGTGATGAGAAACTGCGAACATCCCAAGCGCAAAAAATGAGTTTTGAAGAAAAAAACGCGTTGCCATGGAATCGTCCTGAAGACTGGGAGAATGTACTGTGAACCAATTAACTAATCAATCATTGCATCAAGGCGTATCACCACAAGCGGAGAAATTTATTGATACGTTGTTCGACCAGCTTTGCGCAAGTTGTCCTCAATTGCTTAATCTTACCCCAGAGCGATTGCAGGTAGTAAAACGCCAGTGGATTTTAGGCTTTGCTGAAAATGGAATTACAAAAATAACACAAGTCAAACGAGGTATGGCGGAAATGCGTGCTAAGCCAAATGGTTATTTACCAAGTGTAGGCGAATTTATTCAAGCATGCAAAGTTCAAGACTATCACGCACTGGGTTTACCGAACGAAGCAGAATTATACCAACGTTATAAAACTTTCTTAGGCTATGCCCGATTCAATCGGGATGAATTTCAATATCGTTCAAAAGTGGAATTTTGGTTGCTTAAAAATCTGTACGAAAAGTGCAAGAAAAAATCGGAAGAGGACACGTTGAAAACTATTCCAAAATTACTCACAGAAGCTGCAGAAAAAGTGCGGTCGAATTTTCCTTTTGAGGAAATTCCGAAGATGATTCCAGTAAAACCAAGTTTTTACGATAAAGCGAAGGCTGATAAGGCGCGCGATAGCTTGATGGCAATGATGAAAGGGGCATTGCAATGACAGAACAAAAATTTGATAAAGATACATGGCAAACACCGCGCTATGTATTTGAATGGCTATCTCAACGTTTTGGTTTGTTCGATCTTGATGGTTACGCAACAGCCAACAACGCCTTGACATGTCACTATATCGGCGAACCTAACTCAGACAATGATGAGCATCAATCAATCGCAGATGACTTTCTAATGCCGCTTGAGCAAATGTTAGATGTATTGTTGGATGAAGTAGCGGAACGTTGTGCGGCTCCGTTAAAAATCTATGTGAATCCGCCTTATTCCAACGTTACACCATACTTACAACGCGCGAAAGAATTATGTGATGCTGGTTATTTGGTCGTGATGTTACTCAACAATGATAAATCTACTCAATGGTATCAAAACTACATTCAAGGTGTGGCGAATGAAGTGATTGATATTACAGGTGGTCGAATTGCATTTATCAACCCTGTAACAAGAAAGGAAATCAAGGGGAATAGCAAAGGACAAATGGTCGTAGTCTTTGATCCAACAATGGAAGACTTTGTCACACGTTCAATTAGCCTTGATTTTTATCAAGAAAGTAGGTGGTTACGATGGAGCATAATTACCCTCGGATGTATTTAGTCAATGAGGCAGTAAGAAATCGAGTGATCGACACTATCCGCCAATTGCCAATAAGCGAATCAGATCCTCTTGTTGTGGAGATAAAAGTAAAAACCCGCTCAATGGAACAGAACGATAAATTTCATGCAATGCTTGGTGATATATCAAATCAGGCGTTATGGCAAGGCGACAAATACGATTTATACGGATGGAAAAATTTATTGGTGAGCGGGCATACCATCGCAACAAAGCAGCCATACAAGCTAGTTACTGGTATTGAGGGTGAGTTGGTTAATGTACGGGAGCAAACATCAAAAATGGGTGTTAGACGCATGGCCAGCTTGATTGAATATACGACCGCATGGGGCGTGCAAAATGGTGTTAAGTTTAACGATGTGTGGAGATTTTGAATGAGAGAAGAAATAGCCTTAGCAGTAGTTCTTTTCGTGGTTGCATTTGTGATTATTTGTTTTATTGAGGGGGTAGATGATGAGCGATAAAGAGTTAAAGATTTTGATTATTGGATACGCTTGCGTTTGTGCGATTGTGATTCTTCTAACCGGCAAATGGTGGTGATATGGCTAATTTGCGAAAAGAGGCGAAAGGGCGTGAATGTCAGGTAAGAATACCAGGCATTTGCACAGGTGAAAACGAAACAGTGGTATTAGCGCACTATACAAGCTCTTGGCTTAGAGGCATGGGAAGTAAGCCGCATGATATTTTCGGAGCGTATTGTTGTGCTGCTTGCCATAACGCAATCGATGGAAGAGTAAGAACAAATTATTCCCGAGAGCAATTAAGACTTATGCACGCAGAGGGAGTATTTAGAACGATTGGCATTTTATTGAGAGAGGGAAAAATATGTCTGACTGGTTAGAGATCGCATTGCCTTATCCGCCATCTGTAAATCACTATTGGCGGCATACACGAAACGGACGGCATTATATCAGCGAGGCCGGCAGAAAATTTAAAACGGAGGCTTTGAGAATTTTACAACAATTCGCTCCATTTACAGGTTCAGTGGCGATTTGCCTTGATGTGTACTATCCCGATAATCGCAACCGTGATCCCGATAATATAAACAAAGGGCTTTTCGATAGTTTGGTCGCCTCAGGGTTAATACAAGACGACAACAACAAAGTGATAAAAGATTTTCGTAGCAAAAATTGCGGAATTAAAAAAGGCGGAATGGTAGTGGTTAAAATTAGAGGGCTTGAAAATGAGTAAATCAATCGAATTGTTAGTTAAATTACATGATCCAAAATGTGTTAGCGTTGAAACCGCTGGTCGTGGTGGCGTTGCATTGCTTTATAAGGAGCAAATTATTTGCGCTTTTGCCAAAGCAGAAAGCGAATACATGTTCGGCTATCACTTGTTGATGTGTAAATATCGCCAAGATCCATTCTCGCGTAAATTTGTGAATAGTTATATTGAAAGCTGGTGCGAGGATCGCGGATTCCCTGAACACTCAGCGGAAGCGATGAAATACGTAGTTGATATGGTTTGCGATCTGCCCTTACCAAGCCAAATTAAACATATCAAAGCTCTTAGAAAGAGATACCTCCGATCGCAATATGCTTATCTTCCAACGATTGAAAAGGTGAATCAAATTGCCGAAGAAAATGGTTTGTCGATTAATGGTGTGGAAGCTCGTCAATTAAGAGTCCGTGAAATTAATGAATTGCGTAAATCAAATACTTGTCCGCGTTGCCGTGGAACGGGGGGAGTCGGTCGAGTGCAAAAACGTGAATGTCCTGAGTGTCGCGGAAAAGGGCAGTTACGCGCCAATATCTATCACTTGATGAAGTCTATTGATTGTACTGAGGCTTACTTTAAACGCTATCTCTTGGCGTTGGTGGTGGATTTTGAACGCCATTGCTATGAGGATATGAGTGGGGCGGAAAGAGTGATTAAGCAGAGCTTAAATAAAGAAATTTCTGATTAATTTTTGAATTTGTGAGTAAGATCACAGATGAAAAATAATAAAACTCTCATAATTGGTAAAAATTGATTATGGGAGTTTTTGTTTATGAAAAAAGGCTTGTTAGTGGCTTTGGCCGGTGCAGTTTTGTTGAGTGGGTGTCAGTCTTCATCAAGAATTGATGCTGCTCTAGTTAAATCACCAGAATGGGTTGAGATCGGAGCTAATCACGATGGTGATTTAACTTATGTTGATATAAATTCAATTTCGGATGGAGGAAAAACAAAAACTGCGTGGTCTAAAATGGTGTATAGGAAATGTAGTAAAAAGGAAAAATTCTGCGAGTTAATAACTAAAGATGAATATGATTGTATAAATCAAAGCAGTAGATTTTTATCTGGTAGCGCATTTAAAAATGGGGTTCCTGTGGGTTCTGAAAATTATGTAGGTAATTGGAAAAAAGTTATGCCAGGTTCGTTGGGTGCGAGTGAGTTTAATTTTGTTTGTTTCGGTAAGGTTAATTGATTGTGAAAAAAATATTCTCTTTGCTGGGATTGGTCTTTATTGTTTCATTGGTGTTTAATTTCTTCGATCATGGCTCAATTTTCCCAAATAAGCCAAGCACAAATATTGATCACAAAAACTGCGAAAGTGAATTAAGACTGGCGTTTATTAAAAAAGCCGCCGAAAACAAGCAACAATTTGATGTGCCTGCTTTAGAAAATTATGTTAGAAACATATGTAATTGCGCACGAACAGAATCAAAATTGGGGCTTAGTGAAGCTGTGAGTTATTGTATCAACAAAAGGTAAAAAGAAATGAAAAGATTGTTATTTATTTACTCGCTCTTTGTATCGGCGTCAGCAATGGCGGGTTATACCACTTGCAATAACTTTGGAGATACTAGAATTTGCCGTGATTCAAGTGGATTTTCAAGCACCACACACAGAATTGGCGATACCTATATCACAAGTGGATCAGGCGGTTATAGAGCAACAACTCACCGTATAGGCGATGATATATATCGAGGTAGAGATAATAGAGGAAATACATGGAATATCTATGATGATTTAGATAATAAATACTGATAGATAAGGGGTTGTAATATATAAGATTCATTGACTTTTAATAAGTTTTGCAGTATTATTCGTAAAAATGACCGAAGTGTATTTATACATTTCGGTTTTTTATTGCCAGTTCATCAGCCTCCATGATGACGTAAGATAACTCACTAATTGTGGGGTAAGCTGGCATACCGTAACAGTGGGATAACTTCTGATGTTTGCCGTGGTATTAAACCGATCAAGTTATCTTCATTCTAAGGGCGTAGTCTAATGGTAAGACGGCGGTCTCCAAAACCGCTAATTAAGGTTCGATTCCTTACGCCTTTGCCATCTTCAAGCTCACGTTAATACGTGGGCTTTTTTATTGCCTATCAAATGATGAGGGAAATTAAATGCCTATGAAAGATCCCGATGTATGGGCTTTAATTTGGGCTTGGTTGCAAATGAATCTTGCCAGTAGCTCAATTCAAAGTGCCGGTGCGGCCATCATAATGTCACTTTTGCGTATGGGCTTTATGCGAAAGAAACCGTCATTCCGCTATATGCTAATTGATGCAGCAATTTGCGCATCGATTGCTGGCGTGGCTGTACCTATTTGTACTCATGTATTCGGACACGCAGACTTTTCAGCGTTTTTCGGAACAATGATTGGATTTATCGGAACGGAGAAAATCCGTGAATATTTATTCAAGTTCATTAATCGGAGAATTGAAAAAGATGATGCACATTTCACAGACGACATTCAATAAGGTTTTCCCTAACGCAACAACTGGAATCTATAAAGCGATCTCAGACAACATCGAAAAAGCGGGTTGTATCACAAAAACACAACAAGCCATGTTTATTGCTCAATGCGGGCATGAAACACGAGGCTTTACACGTTTTTGCGAAAGCATGAATTATTCTGTTGCCGGATTAAGAGAGACATTCCGCAAATACTTCACTTTAGCGCAAGCGCAAAAATATGGATATGTAAAAAATAAAGCTGGTGTAGTTATCCAAAAAGCCGATCAGGCATCTATTGCCAATATCGCCTATGCAAACCGTATGGGAAACGGCAATCAGACAACTGGTGACGGGTGGAAGTATAGAGGTCGTGGATTGCCGCATCTAACGGGTAAAGATAACTACCTCAGATTCCAAAAATGGTTAGGGAAATCAATTATGCCTGAAGAAGTATCAACTGATTTAGATTTGATCGTTAAATCAGGCGTTTGGTTCTGGCTAGATAAAGATTTAGCTAATTGTAATTCTGTTGAGAAAGTCACAGTTCGGGTAAACGGTGGAACAAACGGCTTAGAAGAACGCTGCAAGCTCTATCGTGATTTAATGGTGGGCTAATATGGGTAAATACATCTTTGGCGCACTAGGCGCTTTACTGATTGCGTTATGTTGCATTTTAAGCCATCAAGTCAATGTTATTAATACACTGAAAGCCGAAAACGCTGCTCAAGCTAAAACAATCGAATTGCAGTCCGAATCAATAACAAAACTTGAGGCTGACATTGCAGAAAATGAACGCCTAACGTTTGAAATCTCGGAAGAGGATAACAAAACAAGGGAACAAACCAATGCGATTATTAAATCTATTCCAAAAGCTGATAAGCAAAGTGATGCGTTTAACGCCAATGCTCCTCTTAGCGTTATTGACTTCTTGCGCAAGTAAACCTCAGGTGGTCACTTGCCCTCGATTGCCGGTTGCTTATGTAGCACACTTAGATAAAACTCAATTCTTGGGTGAAACCTATGGCGACATCGCACAATATGCCGTTGTGTTAAAGCGTGAACGTGATATGTGCTTAAACCGCATCGACAAGATTCGGGAATGGCAAACTGAGAAATTAAGTAAATAGGGTTAATCAATGTTTTTTCCAAAATCAAAGAAGAAACTTCTTGAAGAGGGGTTTACTCATCATTGCAAAGTATGGGGAATCCCTTGTTATGTTGGTGGATTAGATGAAGAAGATCCTCTTATCGATACCGCCAACTTTATTCCGAGTTGGGTATTAGACTTAGCTGATGCAATTTGCTTTACCATGCTAGATTATCAAAATAGAGATAATCCGCATTATTTTAAAGGTTGGTCTATCTATGTAGGCGACCCGCTTTAATTAAACCAATATGCCCGCTTAATTGCGGGCTTTTTTATATATCGTTTATGGCAAGAAAGAATTGGAACGCACTTCAAATAGAATACATCAAGTCTTATGCAAAGACTGGTGTATCAGTATCAGAATGGTGCAGAAAGAAAGGGTTAAATTTTGCCACTGCGAAACGCTATATCAAAAAGCCTGAAACAGCATTCGCACAGTTAGATGAAATTCAAAATAGTGACAATCGAGAAGTAAAAGCAATCAAGAAAGCCGTTAAAAACAATGCGAACAAAACTGCTAAATCAGAAGTTATTGAATATAAAGAAGATTTAGAGGAAAACTGCGAAATTAATTGCGAAATCGCGAAACAAACTGCGAAAAGTGCGAATGTCGCAAATGAAACTGCGAAAAAGACTGCGAAAGTTTTAGAGGGGAGACCGATAATTCATGGCGGTTATGCGCGATTCTTCAAGGACAAATCCGCCTTTGATGTTGTAGTTGATTTTAGCTTAAAAGACGAAATCGACTTAATGCGCCAACGGGCTATTTCCTCCATTGAAAGCATTGAAAAGTTTACTGCTGATTTAGAACGATGCAAAACAGTAGAGGATAAAGAAATTGTCCATAAGCTCATTCATTCTGCTCAAAATGCACTAGACCGCGCTGTGGCTCGTATTGAGAGCTTAAACCATACCAACAATAATATTGCGCTTACGCTTGAAACGATTGAATTACGAAAAGCGCAAACAAAAGAAACCTTACTTAAAGCCGATAAATTGGCGCAAGAGCTTGGCGCAAAAGCGGCAAGCAAACACAAAGTGGAATACACAATGGATTTTACAGGTAGCTATGATGAAGATTAATTACATTACCTCGCCAACCTTTAGCCAGGTGCATAAATCAAACGCATTAGTAAAGGCAATTCGTGGCCCGATTGGGAGTGGTAAATCAGTTGGGTGTGTAATGGAAATGTTCCGTATTTGCTTAAACCAAGAGCCTAATTCTGATGGAGTTCGTCGTACTCGTTGGGCTTGTGTGCGTAATACTTACCCTGAGTTAAAGGGTACAGTGATCAAAACATTTCAAGACTGGATTCCCGACAGTATTTGCCCGATTAAATATGACAGTCCAATCTCAGGATTAATGAAAATCAATCATCCTGATGGTGAAACAACGGTTGAGGCTGAATTTATGTTCCTATCCATGGATAAGCCAAAAGATGTTAAGAAACTAATGTCACTTGAGCTTACAGGGATTTGGATAAACGAGGCTCAATTCTTGCCAGTGTTGCTTGTTACTGAGGCAGTTACTCGTACAGGTCGTTATCCTAAGAAGAGCGTATTAGAGGGATTTGATGGCGCAACCTGGAACGGCATGATTATGGACACAAACTCGCCTGATGACGATCACTGGTGGCATGAATTTGAAACCGCCGTTGATGAAGAAACTGGCGAAAGTTTAACGCCTAAAGGATGGGAGTTCTTCACTCAGCCTGGTGCATTAATTGATATTACAGGCATTCCGTATAGCTCTTTATCCAATGAAGTTAAAGCCAATATTGAGGCTGGCTTATACGTTGAATACAAAGGGCATAAATTCGTTGCTAATCCACTTGCTGAGAACGTTGAAAACCATAAGAAAGGTTATGGGTACTGGTTCGATAGCTTGCAAGGTCAAACGCTCAACTGGATTAAATCTCGCATCTGTAATGAGTTCGCAACAGTACAAACAGGTAAACCAGTTTATATGGATCACTTCAACAAAGAATTACACGTATCGAAAGATAAATTATTGCCGGTTAAAGGATGGCCAACATTTATTGGTCTTGACTTTGGTCTAACGCCAGCCGCAATTATCGGTCAGGTTGCGCCAATCGGGCAGTTACGTATAACCGATGAAGTAGTTGCAACTGGCATGGGTATTGAACGATTTATTCGTGATCAGCTTTCAATTCTACTCAAATCAAAATACAACGGTTGTGAAATTGAAGTGATAGGCGACCCGGCTGGCGTGCAACGTGCGCAAACTAACGAGAAAACGTGCTTTCAAATTCTATTGGAAAACGGCTTTAATGCTCGTCCAGCAGATTCAAACAATACAACAGCTCGCCTTGAGGCAGTTCGTTGGTGGTTATCTCGCTTAGTTGGCAAAGGACAGCCGGCAATGCTTATTAGTCCACACTGTAAAACACTTATCAAAGGTTATGAAACAGGCTATTCATACCGCCTATTAAATATCAGTGGGGAAGATAAATACACAGAAACGCCGGATAAAAACCGTTATTCGCATCCACACGATGCAAACCAATATTTATGTTTAGGCGCTATGCCTGATTTATTCAAACAACAGATCATCAACATCAAACCACATCAAGCAATCAGTTCATTGACAGGGTACTAAACAATGGCAGAAGAACAATCCGCATTATTAGAGGCGATCACGAATTTCGGATCAGAGCTAAAGCAAAATTATTAGAGCAAATTAAACAACGCCAACCAGTTGTAGAACGTTGGGTAAAAGATATGTATCAATATCGCAACCAATACTCAACCTCAACAAAAACAGGTAAATCTAAAGTGTTTGTTGGTTATACTCGTGCGAAAACTGATGCTTGGACGGCTCAAATGACAGATATGTTATTCCCGAGCGATGACAAGAATTATAGTATCTCGCCAACGCCTATGCCTAATATTGCTAACATGGCAAAACAAACTGATAACGGCAATCCGCAAGTGACAGCTCAAATTGATAATGCTCGTGCGATTATGCAACAAGCGAAAGAGCGTGCGGAGGCGATGGAAAAACTAATTGACGATCAGTTGCTCGAATGCGATTACGCTGTTGAGGCTCGCTTATGCTTACATTATGCCGCCGTATTGGGTACAGGTATTTTGCGTGCGCCTATCGTTGATGTTGTGGAATCAAAAGTATGGTCAGAAGATGCTATGGGGCAATGGAATGGCGAGATTATCGCCAAAACAATTCCGGCTGCTCGTTTAGTATTGCCGTGGGATTTTGTGCCGGATATGACCGCATCCACAATCAAAGATTGTCAATTTGTCTTTGAACGCAGTTACGTTACGAAAAAACAATTACAGGCTTTAGCTAAAAATCCATACTACTTGAAAGATAATGTGCTTGAGCTTTGCGAATTAGACGGCTCAGATACGAAAACAGCAAGCTCAGATATGGATGGTTATGTTGATACATTGAGAACATTATCAGGCTTAGAAACACAGAGCAAAGACAACCGCTATGAGCTATGGACTTATCATGGTGGCATTCCTTTAAGCGTGCTAGAGAGTGCAAATTCTCAATTAAGCGATGGCAATAAACTTGATATTCCTAACGATGAAGAATCAAAGGCAGCTAACCTTGAAATTGATGGCGTGATCGTGATGGCGGGCAACGGCAAGATTTTAAGCGTAAACCTCAATCCGTTAGATTCAGCCGAATATCCTTACTCAATCTACACTTGCGAGCCTGATGTATGTTGCGTATTTGGCTTTGGTATTCCTTACCTTTGCCGTGATGCACAAGAGATTTTAAATACTGCTTGGCGAGGCATGATTGATAACGGCGTTTTAGGTATCGGGCCACAAGCAGTCGTGAATAGCAGTGTATTAAGTCCAGTGGACGGCTCTTGGGAATTATCTCCATATAAACTATGGCGCACTACTGACCGAGCAACAGCCAACGCAACGATTGAGGCTCAAAGAGCCTTTGGAATCTTTGATATTAGCAGTCGTCAGCAAGAATTTGCCAATATCATTCAACTTTCAAAATCATTCATGGATGAAGAAAGTGGATTGCCTATGATTGCGCAAGGCGAGCAAGGACAGGTTACGCCAACGCTAGGCGGTATGTCTATGCTAATGAACGCCGCAAATGCAGTACGCCGCAGACAGGTGAAAGAATGGGATGATGCAGTGACTAAACCATTAATTCGCCGATTCTATGAATACAACATGGCAATGAGCGATGATCCGAATATCAAAGGCGATATGCAGATTGTTGCTCGTGGTACATCAGCGCTATTGGTTAAAGAAACTCAAACAGCACAGATTATCGATATTTTCCAAAAATTCGGTCAGCATCCGCAATTAATGTATGCCTTTGACTGGTACGATGGCGCTAAAACATTAATGCAATCAATGAGCATGGGAACGCAAACCATGCTTATCCCTCGTGATGAGTACGAACAGAAATTACAGGAAATGCAAGAATCTCAAGCATCACAACCGCAAGATCCTGAAATTCTGAAAGTACAAATGCAAATGCAGATTGCACAGCAAAAACAACAGCACGAAATGCAGTTAGAGCAAATGAAGATTCAAAGTCAAATTCAGATTGAGCAAATGAAAGTTCAGATCAAAGAGAAAGAGCTTGAAATCAAAATGCTCGAAGTGCAAATGACACAACAATCGCATCAAGCTCGCCTAGATTTAGACGAAAAACTAAGCACAGCAAAACTCACAACTGATTTACAACTTCAAACAGGTAAACAAGCAATAGATTTAGAGAAATTTAAAACAGAAGTGGCATTGAAGAATACGCCGCTCACTAATCCAGCCGGTAATTATGGATTAGACAAATAACAGGCCGCAACGTAAAAAGTGCGGTCTTTTTTTTATCACTAAATTTTAAGGGCAAATATATATGAGTTTCTACCTTTCCAATAAAGACTACAAAGAAATGATCGGCATTATCAGTGGCGATACAGGTAGCAAGAAAGGAAATGGCGCATCAACCACTTACCTCGACACTGAATTAACAGCGCAAGAGCCTAGAAAACAGCAAGGCATTGTGGCTGATACGGTTGATGCGGTGCAAATGGGTGCATGGAAAGGCGTTAGTGATATTGCACATGGTATTGGCGCTTTAACTGGTGCAGATTGGTTGCATGATGTTGGTGATTGGGCGGCGAAAGGTGCTGATGAAAACGTTGCCTCAATGTCAGATGAAATGAAAGCCGCTTTAAATCAAAATGCGTTTGATGGCGAGGGGCAAGGCGTGCGCAATTTACGTTGGTGGGCTGGTAATTTAGGTTCATTAATCGGGCAAAACCTTGATACCGCTTTAACGCTTGGTGCGGGTAAAGTTGCAACGATTGGTGCAAAACAAGCCGGTAAATTATTGCTCAAAAAAGAAGTTGCTGAAGAAGTGGGCAAAACAGCGTGGAACAAGCGGCTAAAACGTGGTATCCGCAAAAATACTGGAACATGGTCGGTATTACAGCGACAATGTCAGCGATGTCAGGCGGTGGCCGTTACGGTCAAAAACGTGATGAAGTCATGGGCATGACTAATGAGCAATTAGCTCAAATTCCACAATTCTCAGACGAGTATTATTCCATTGCGGATAGCGATGAGGGCAAAGGTAAAAGCACAGATGAGCTTTACACAATGGCTAAAAAATCCTTTGCTGATAAAGTTGGTAGAGAGGCGGCATTAAATCCAACAGCTATTGCAACGGATTTAGTGACAAATGCAGTCAGTGGTCTTGGTGGTGGATTTTGGGGTTTAGGTTCGCCGGCTAAAACAATCAAAGGCGGTTTATTAAAAGGTGCGGCAGTTGAGGGTGGTACTGAGGCTATTCAAGGCATTGGCGAACAATACGCATTAAACAAAGCAGATCAAGACTATTTAAATCCGAATAAAGATTTAACTGAGGGCATGGCTGATAATGCTATCAATGGTGCAGTGCTTGGTGCGGTCTTTGGTTCGGCCATGGGTGGACTTGATACGCACACTGATAGAATCGCTTTTAATAATCAAAAACGCACAATCTTAAATCATATCAATACTGGTAATGAGGCAGTTGATAGCCAATTAAGAAACTATGTTGATATGCTCAATCATGGTGCAACCGAATTAGGCGATTTAGTATCAGCCAGTCGAGTACAAGCGCTCAATCATGCCGGTATCGCAACCGCTAAAGCACGACAAGCGGCAGAAGAGGCACTTGCAGAACAACAAGCGAAAGCAAAATTTGAATCAGACTTCTTTGATGAAGAGCAACCACAACAAGAAACAACCTCCACTTTCAAAGTTGATCCGAATTTAGAACGTGCGCTTGAATTGCACTCTATCCTTGGTCAGTTCAGAAAAAATGATTTATCTCGTGCGAATGAGTTTATTGATACGCCAACTATTTTTGCAGACGAACAAGCTCGAAAAGATTATGTAATCGGTCGTGCGTTTGATGAAGTGCGCAACATTGCTCAATCATACGGCATTGATCCGAAAGACGGTAAAGCTATGCGCCGTTGGTTAGAAGATTATGCTGAGAAAGCGAAAGAATACGCCAACGATGATCCGCAAGCCGTTGCACCAGTAAGCAATTTACAATCATCAGCTAACATTGCACCTGAGTTCAGAAATGGCGTTGTAAGCGGCGCTAACGATGAGATTGATGTTGGCAATGGTAATTATCAACCTTTCCAATATGAGGTCGTAGATGCAAGCACGCTTACGCCTACACAGCAAAAAGATGAAAACCAATTCCGTGATCGTGACAGAGCATCAAGCCAAGCTCAAATTAATAACATTGCACGAAATTTAGATCCCCGCAAACTTGCCTCAAGCCCAACAATGGATGTGGGCGCACCGTTATTAGCCTTAGATGGTAAAACAATTATTGCCGGCAATGGTCGTACAATGGCCCTTCGCCAAGCCTATCAAGAAGGCGGTGCAGAAGGTTATCGACAATTCTTAAAAGATAATGCCGATCGTTTTGGTGTTGATTCAGCTGAATTAGATGCCGTGGAAAACCCTGTGCTTGTTCGCCGCTTAACTTCGCCAGTAGATATTGCACAAGTCGCAATTAATTCCAACGAGCAAGGTGGAATGCGTATGTCTGAATTGGAGCAAGCGAAAGTAGATGCTCGCCGCTTGCCAAGTATGGATTCTTTTGTTGCCGATGAACACAGTGAAATTAATTCTACTGACAATCAGCAATTCATTCGTCAATTTATTCAAAATCAGCCAGAAAACCTCCGAAATGAATTATTAGACAGTAAAGGTAATTTGAGCCAAACAGGCGTTCAACGTATTCGTAATGCAATGCTTTATCAAGCCTATGGCGATAGTCAAACATTATCAAGATTGATTGAGAACACTGACCAAGGGGCTAAAAACGTACTTAATGCCTTAACCGCACTTGCACCTAAAGTAGCTCAAACTCAGCAAGATATTAATTCAGGCGTGCTTTCTGATGTCAGCATTTCCAACGACATTATTCAAGCGGTAGAAAAATACAATCAACTCAATGCGCAAGGTTACAAAATCAATGATTATCTTGCTCAGGATGATTTTGTGGGTGATTTATCGCCGGAAGCAAGAGAAATCTTAACCATCTTTGATGAAAATCGCCGTAGTGGAAAGCGTATTGCGCAAGTGTTAGGTGCATATTTCGAGCAGGCTCAAACACAAGGCAATCTATCACAAGCCAGTATGTTTGGTGATATGGCATTCGATAAATTAGGCTCATTGCAGCAAGCGAAGAATGTTGATGAAGATATTCGATTAAGTCTGAATGAATCGGCTGATTCTGATTTTGCGAAAGCGGTGGATGATGTAGCCAATGGCAAGTTTTCATCGCAAATTATTGATGTTGGCACAACTCCTAGCGTATTGAAGATGCTGGGTCTTCCTGATGCTAATGTGGTGATCAGTGGTGCAGTATTGAAAAAGGTAATGTTAGGAAAACATAATGTTACACCTGATACATTAAAACAGCTACCAAAACAAATTAATGATCCTGTAGCAGTAATGAAATCAAGCACACAGCAAAATGGTTATGTGGTTTTAACAGAGTTAATGGAAAATGTGAATGGAATCAACAAGCCTGTTGTTTCAGCCTTGCATTTAAAGCAGACTTCACAAGGAATTGAATTAATTAATATTGCTAGTGTATATGGACGAAATAATTCGCAAATTCAACGCGGATTAGAAAATGACTTGCTTTATTGGAATAAGAAAAAAGGAGCCAATTTCTTAGATAATCTTACGCTTCAAATTGCGATCACCATTATCAGAAACTAACTCCATAAAAAAGTTATCAATTTGCTAGGACTGCTGGGCTTCAATTGCCATCGTCGCTCACTAGCGTAGATAACCTTTCTGTGCCTAATATTAAGACCGAAGCCGATTTAAGTCAATATCAAAGCGCAAAAAACAATCAAGAACCTTCCATTGGTCCTGAAGTTCAACGTGTGCAAGCGATAATCAATAAAACTTTTGGTAAAGCCACACACCATATCGAAGTGACCACCTTTGCTAACCCGCCAAAAGACGTGAAGAATTTAATTACTTCTGACGTGGAGGGGTGGTTCAATCCAAAAACAGGCAAAATCACTATTGTCGCCGACAGCATTAAAGCGACAAAAACCATGACCAAAGACGAACGCTTACAGTTCGTTGCATGGCATGAAATGGCTCACCGAGGAATCAATGTTGGCTACAAAGGCACTTATGACAACCTTATGACTGAAGTCGGCAAGAATAAAGCTGTGAGCCAAATTGCCGATGCCATCCAGGCGCAACGCAAAAACACAGATGACTTAGCCGCAACCAATCGAACTGTGGCGATTGAAGAGGCTATTGCAGAAATGATGGCCGCACACGAAACAGGCAAATGGAATGAGCTTGAAAAGTCGTTATGGCGTGGAGATTAAGAAAGGTCAAAGACAATCAACAAAATCATGGTTGGCAATGACCGCACAAAAAATCAAAGACTTCTTGTCAAAATTCTTTGGGGTAGAACGAGCAACGCAGTTTTCTGATGAGGATGTATTGAATCTTGTTGCACGTATCAAACAAAGTGCGGTGAAAACTGAACAAGTTTCATCAAATAACGATATTCGCTTTAGCTTAAATGAAAATGTGGATTCGGATTTTGCGAAAGCGGTGGATGATGTTTTTAATTCTTCTGAAACTCGTTTTGATAATAACCGTTGGATCGAACTAGGTACAACACCAGAAGCATTAATTCAATCGGGCATTACTGATGAGCCAATGTATATCAACTTTGCGAAGATTGGAAAAATCAAAAATGATCACCCTGAAATGACGGCTGATGTATTAAAACAGATTCCAAAAGAATTGAATAATCCAGTCGCAGTATTTAAAAATACGAAAGGAAAATCCAATTCTTATGTTGTTTTAACGGAGTTAGCAGTTAAAGGAAATGAGAGAGTCATTGCAGCATTACACGCAGACCAAGAAATAAATGGTTTAGTTTTCCATAAATTAGCTATTGCTTATGGGAAAGATAGTACTCGCGCTTATTTAGAGAATATGATTGAAAAATCCGATGTTCGATTTGTAGATAAGAAAAAAGCAGGTCGTATCAACTCTAAGCTCCAATTGCTGGCAGATGA